CGGAATAGTCGCGCCGGTCTTTATATTTTCCCCGGAGGGAATTTTTAGGAATGCGTTCCGGTTAAGGGTAGTGTTTAAAGTGGCTTATAGGGTTTATTAAGTAGTTGAGACCCCTGTAGACTAGTTAATGTAATAAATGTTCTCACCCTAGACATTTGGTTCTAATTTTACATCTCCTTTCTTTGGAATAGTTAAGTAAAAAGCCTTATAAGTCACTTTAAACATTATCCTTATCGACGTAAAGTATTATGAAAGCCTACGAAAGGAGATGATAACATGGCTACTAAAGTTAAAACTACAAGTTCATCTGATAAAAAGACAGACATTAGAACAGCTTTAACACCAGACGCCAGGGAAAATCAATTGATTTACCTTGCTACAGAGTTAGCAGCACAACAATTGAGAGACGGCACAGCATCTTCACAGGTAATAACTCATTATCTTAAGTTAGGTTCAAGTAAAGAACGTATAGAGAAAGAAATTCTTGAAAAGCAGAAAGAGCTTATTACAGAAAAAACAAAAGCTTTACAATCAGCTAAAAGAATTGAGGAGTTATACGCTAACGCTATTTCTGCTATGAGAAAGTATAGTGGGAATGAGGATGTAGAAGATGAGTCAGAAGAATATTAGAACATACTCTGAACTATCAAAATTAAAAACTTTCGAAGAAAGGTTCGAGTATTTAAAATTGGGTGGAACAGTAGGAGAAGACACATTCGGATACGACAGATATCTAAATCAGATTTTCTATAGTACTCCTGAATGGAAAGCTCTAAGGAGATCCATAATCATACGAGACAACGGATGTGATTTAGGAGCTCCTGGCAGAGAAATTAGGGGGAACAAAATTGTTATTCACCATTTGAATCCATTAAGGAAAGAGGATGTTCTTAACAGAACTGAATACTTGACAAATCCTGAGTATTTAATATCAACTACTCATGAAACACATATGGCTATTCATTATGGAGATGACACAAAATTAATTAAAGATCCTATAGAGAGATCTAAAAATGATACATGCCCATGGAGGCATTAGAAAGGGGAATTATGAAAGAATTAAATGAAACAATTGATATGATGCTTAGCGAAGACTATAAAGAAAGATTTAAAGCTGAGTATTATCAAACTAAAATCAGATACGATAAGTTACACAAAATGCTTATCAAAGCTGAAGCTGGGACTTTAGAATTTGAACCAGCAAGTTCGTTATTAATTCTAAATAATCAAGCTCATTATATGGGCAACTACTTGAAGACTCTAGAAATTAGAGCCGAAATGGAAGGTATAGAATTATAATAAAAAGAAACGAGGTGTGAAATGGAAGGTAGAGATATAGAAACAATCAGAGGAGATATGCTTCCATTAAGTATAACTCTAGAAGATGTTTTGGATGCACCTGAAAGTTTTAAAAAAGATGATGTGATACGTTTCTTAGTATTCGACAAAAAAGATGTAGATAATATTCACATAAATAAGGATTTCACAATCGAAGAAGATACTGATGAATTGTATATTGAAATACCTGCGGAAACAATGGAGTTTGGTGAAATATCTAGTAAACCAATTGAATACGGATATGAGTTAAAACTAAATCCAGATAAACCTACTCGTGTAACTATCGTTGGGTTTATTAAAGATGTTGGTTTTCCTATATTAACATTATTGCCTGGAAGTGGTGATGATAATGATTAGTGTCAAAACACAACACATCAAAGGTAAATTAAATCACGCAGTCAAATACATAGAACCAGATCTAGCCGATTTGACAGTTAATCCTACTACTGAGAAACAAACATTCACTCATGAAGACTGTGACGGATACAATCTTGTAGAAGTAAATCCAGTCACAAGTAATATTGACAGCAACATTAAACCTGAGAATATTAGAGAAAATGTAGAAATACTAAATGTTAAAGGAACATATATAGGACCTAAGTATAAACCTAGATACATAATGTTTGATAGTTATACAGGAACTGAATTGCAAGAAGAAATAAATAATTTGGATACCAGTTTATTAACAGAACTTGGTGACATGTTTATGTCTTGTTCTAAACTTATAAGTTTGGACTTCAGTAATCATGTATTCGGTAAAATCGCATCTTTAAGCAGAACATTCTACGGTTGTAGTAAGCTAACAAGTTTGAATTTAAGCAGCTGGGATACAAGTGAATGCGACAATATGAGTAATACTTTTTATGGTTGTAGTGCTTTAACCGAGTTGGACTTAAGTAATTTTGTAAGTGATAACGTATACATTATAGATACTATGTTTAGTGGTTGTAGAAATTTAATGCGTTTGGATATGAGAAATTTTAAATTTAGTACCGTTACTAGATACTCACAAGCGTTTAATAGTGTGCCTACAAATTGTTTGATCATAGTAAAAGACAGTACTGAAAAAGCATGGTTACAATCTAAATTTTCAAGTTTAACCAATATAAAAACAGTTGCTGAATTATAAAAACAAAGGAGGAAAGAATATGGGAAATAAAAAGAAAGTTGAAGAAGAAGTAATATTAACAGTTGAACCAGAAGTAACTACTGAAGAACCAACAGTTGAACCAGAAGTAACTACTGAAGAACCAACAGTTGAACCAGAAGTAACTACTGAAGAACCAACAGTTGAACCAGAAGTAACTACTGAAGGAGCTGACGAAGTACCAGAAGAATCAGTTAAGAATGGATTAATTTTATCTCATGGTATTGTAACAGCTAGCAAACTAAACGTTCGTAAAGAAGCTGATAAAGAAGCCGATGTATTAACTGTAATTAGTAAAGGTACTGGTGTAGGTATCGATTTAGCAAATTCTACAGATGAATTTTATTGTGTACAAGTTATAGTAGATGCTGAATTAGCTACTGGATACTGCATGAAAGAATTTATAACAACAAATTAGTGAGGTGATTATATGACTGATAGTATATTAACTTCTGTAAAGAAATTATTAGGAATAACAGCAGAAGATACCAGTTTTGATCCAGATATTATCATGCATATAAATTCGGTATTTATGATTCTTAACCAATTAGGTGTAGGACCATCTACTGGTTTTAGAATAGAAGATAAAAGTACTGAGTGGAGTGAATATTTGGGAGAAAACGATGATAAAGAAGCTGTTAAAACCTATATGCATCTGAAAGTTAAAATGCTATTTGATCCGCCTACTAGTTCTGCTGTGGCTCAAGCAGTAGGACAATCTATTAACGAATTAGAATGGCGTCTTAATGTAAGCGCTTCATCTAATTAGTTAGGAGGTGAAATGATGTGGCAATTTACACAAACAGATGAATTATATCATCATGGTATTCCCGGAATGAAATGGGGAGTTAGAAGATACCAAAACAAAGATGGTACTTTAACACCAGCTGGTAAAAGAAAAGCTGACAAGATGAAAGAAAAATACACAAAGCTAACTGGTAAAAGGTTAATAAGAAAACCAACACCAAAAACTGCCGCAGCTAATGCTAAAGCAGAAGATATTAGCAAAAAGAAAATAAAGGATTTAACCGATACAGAATTAAATGATCGTATAACTCGTTTACAAAAAGAGAAGACATTAAAAAGTCTTGAAGCCGAAAATGCGTCTAAAGGTAAACGATTAGTAGCTACAGTCGGTAAAGATGTTTTAGCACCATCAGTAGTACAAGCTGGTAAAACAGTAATAACTGACTGGTTAACTAAAAAAGGTAAAGAAGTTCTTGGTCTAAATGACAGAGAAGCTAAGTCTGCTTTCGAAGTATTAAAAGAAGAAGCTGAAACATTGAAATACGAAAAACAAAAAATGCAATATACAAAAGAAATAAATCGTATGAAAAATGAAAAACAAACTGAAAGAAAAGAAAATAAAACCAAAAAACAAGCAAAAGAGAAAAAGAATTTGTATTGGTAATCAAAAGGAGAAAACATAAATGGCATTATCGAACACAGCCACACCAAAATATTATGGTATGTTTCGTGATGCAGTAATAAGGGGAGAAATACCAGTATGTGAAACCATCTCATTAGAGATGAACCGAATAGATTCATTAATCGCTAACCCTGGAATTTGGTATGATGACCAAGCTATTCAGGGTTTTATTGATTACTGCGAAAACGAATTAACATTAACAGACGGTGAAGACCTAGTTCTTCTTGATTCGTTCAAGTTATGGGCAGAACAAGTATTTGGATGGTATTACTTTGTAGAAAGAAGTGTCTATGAACCATCGCCAGATGGGCATGGCGGTCACTATGTAAAGAAACGTATTAAGAAAAGATTAACTAATAAACAATATCTTATTGTAGCCAGAGGTGCTGCGAAATCACAATATGAATCTTACATACAAAACTACTTTCTCAATGTAGATACATCCACAACACACCAAGTTCATACTGCGCCTACCATGAAACAAGCAGAAGAAGTATTATCACCAATAAGAACTGCTATTACTAGGGCTAGAGGACCTTTGTTTAAATTCTTAACAGAGGGATCTATTAATAATACTACTGGATCTAAAATTAATAGGGTAAAACTAACATCAACTAAGAAAGGTATCGAGAACTTTTTGACAGGATCTTTACTTGAAATCCGTCCAATGACTATCGATAAACTACAAGGGTTGAATAGCAGAATTAATACCATCGACGAATGGCTTTCCGGAGATGTTAGGGAAGACGTTATGGGTGCTTTAGAACAAGGTGCTTCTAAGAATGACGACTACTTAATTGTAGCGGTTAGTTCAGAAGGTACTGTTCGTAACGGACCCGGAGATACTATCAAAATGGAGTTAATGGACATACTTAAAGGAGAATACATTAACCCACATGTATCTATATGGTGGTATAAATTAGATTCAATTGATGAAGTAGGTGAGCCGGATAAATGGATTAAAGCTAATCCTAACATCGGCAAAACCGTTTCTTACGAAACATATCAGTTGGATGTGGATAGAGCTGAAAAAGCTCCGGCTACTAGAAACGACATTCTAGCAAAACGTTTCGGTATTCCTATGGAAGGTTATACGTATTTCTTCACTTACGAGGAAACCCTTAAACATGGAAAACGAGACTATTGGCAAATGCCTTGCGCACTTGGAGCGGACCTTTCACAAGGGGACGACTTCTGCGCATTTACATTCTTATTTCCATTACGTAATGGAGCTTTCGGTATTAAGACTAGAAACTACATAACAGAACGTACATTAATGAAATTACCATCAGCCATGAGGATCAAATATGATCAATTCATAAATGAAGGAAGTTTAATAGTTATGCCTGGTACAGTACTAGACATGATGCAGGTTTATGAAGAACTCGATAATCACATTATTGAACGAGACTACGATGTAAGATGTTTTGGGTTTGACCCATACAACGCTAAAGATTTCGTAGATAGATGGGAAAAAGAAAACGGTCCATTTGGACTTGAGAAAGTAATCCAAGGAGCTAAGACAGAATCTGTTCCATTGGGTGAATTAAAGAAAATGGCTGAAGATAGATTACTATTATTTGATGAAGAACTTATGACATTCGCCATGGGCAACTGTATAGTTCTTGAAGATACTAATGGTAACCGAAAATTATACAAGAAGCGCTACGATCAAAAGATTGACCCGGTAGCAGCTATGATGGACGCTTATGTAGCGTATAAGAATAATAGAGAAGCTTTTGAATAAGGAGGTGTGGTATGTGGGAATACCAACATACTGATGAATTATATCACTATGGAGTGCTAGGCATGAAATGGGGTATGAGAAGAGCCCATAGAAAAGCTAATTCTATTGATCGTTTAACTAGAAAAATTCAGAAATACGAAGTAAAAGCAGCTAAGTATAACGCGAAAGCCGCTAAAAGAGATTTGAAAGTTAAACGTAGTGGTGATTACGAAGAGTTCGGCGGAACATCTGCTAGAACTGCTAGATTACAAGCTAAATCAGCTAAAGCCGATTATAAATCAGCTAAAAGAACAGCTAAAGCTATGCGAACTGAAGATTCTAATCGTAGAGATTTACTAGAAAGAAACTCAGCTAAGCAAGGACTAAAAGCTGCCAAATTGCAACTTAAAGCTCATAAATCAGCTAAAAATGATGGTTATGATAGTAAAGTTATGAAGTACGCTATCAAATCGGATAAAGCCAGAATCAAAGCTGAAAAAGCTAAACTAGCGATCGCATCAAATAAAGTTTATATGAATAAGATGAACGAAAAACTAAATAGAATGCCGGAAGAAAAACGTGCTCAAGTTCAATCTTATTTAGATAAATATTTACAATAGAATAGAGGTGATAATATGTGGCAATATAGACATACTGACCAAATGTATTGTAAAAATAACGATGAATTATATCACTCTAATACTTACTTAGGTAACGATTTTAGTGATGGAATACAACATCATAAATATGTAAAAAAATATCCAAATCCTAATGGTAAAGGTTTCATATATGTTTATAAAAAAGGTAACACTACTTTAGGTACAGCCAGAACTGCGGGTAAAACAGGAAGTAAATATGGAACATTTAAAACAGTTGGAGAAAAAAATGGTAGACATTATGAAAAAATTACAACAACTAGAAAATCGAATAAACTATTTGGTTCGACTCGTACTGATAGGACCGTTAGTTACAATAGAGAAACTGTTAAAGTATATCATGATATAGGAAGAATCGAAAGAGGTGTAGTGGCTTTAGGTAAAGCTATTAAGAAACTTGCTAAGAAAACTAAAAAAGCAGTTAACAAAGGTAAAAAAGCAGTAAAAAATTTTTTAAAAAAAGCTTTTCCTACTAACACTACTTCTAAAACATATGTTGTTGGTTATAGACAAGGAAAATAGAATAGAGGTGAAATGATGTGGCAATATAGACATACCGATGAAATGTATCATAGTAACACTCATTCTAAAAACACTTTATATCACTCTGATACTTACCTAGGTAACGAATTTAGTGATGGCTTATATCATTATAAATATAAAAGAAGAGAAAAGAAAAATGGTAAATGGGTGTATTATTACAACGATGCCGAATATAACAAAGCTAAAAGTAATTATAAGAAATCTGTATCAAATTATGAAAAAGCAGGTTTTAATGCGGCTACTTCTAGTATTAAAACTGATAATATGCTTAAACAAAGAAATAATAAATTATCATCAAATGATAAAGCTATGCAGAAACAAGTAAATGATACTCAAGCTGCTTACAAGAATTATTACAAAGCTGAAAAAGCAATGAATAAGAAGTATAAAAAATATTTAACAACAGCGATTAAAACAGCGCCAAGAAGAGCTGTTCTTAAAAGTGTTGTAGCCGTAGCTAACGCTGTTAGTAAACTTGGTTCATTGTTTAAAAAGAAGAAAAAGAAAAAATAGATAAGGAGAGTAAAAGATGGAGGTAACATTAGGTTCTAGGATTAAACATGCTTGGAACGCTTTTCTAAACAGAGATCCGACCGCAACATATTACGACCATTCTAATGGCTCTTATTATAGACCCGATAGAGTTAGATTAACTAGAGGTAACGAGCGTTCTATAGTTACATCAGTACTTAATCGTATAGCATTAGACACTGCTAGTATAAACATAAAACATTGTCGTTTAGATGACAATAATCGTTTTAGTGAGGAATTAACTACTCCATTAAATAATTGTTTAACACTAGAAGCTAACATTGATCAAACGTCTAGAGCGTTCTTTCAAGATGTAGTAATGTCTATGCTTAATGAAGGCTGTGTAGCGATAGTACCAGTCGATACTAATGTTAATCCTAAACATGGATCGTATGACATTTATACAATGAGAACCGGCAAAATAGTAGCTTGGTTCCCGGACAAAGTAAGGGTAAGCGTTTACAACGATAGAGTTGGACGAAGAGAAGAAATAACAGTAAACAAGAGTAATGTTGCTATTATTGAAAATCCGTTATACGCGGTAATGAACGAACCTAACTCTACTCTACAACGACTTACTAGAAAATTAGTTCTATTAGATAGCGTCGACGAACAATCTAGTTCTGGTAAATTGGATTTAATTATTCAGTTGCCATACCTAGTTAAATCGGAAGCTAGAAAACAACAAGCTAATGAGCGACGTAATGAAATAGAAAGACAATTGAGAGGTTCAAAATATGGTATAGCTTATACCGATGGTACTGAAAAGATTACACAGTTAAACCGTCCGATTGAAAACAATCTAATGAAACAAATTGAATATCTAACGAGTATGCTATACAGCCAGTTAGGTATTACACAGGCGATCTTAGATGGCACAGCGGATGAGAAAACTATGCTTAATTATAACACACGTACAATCGAACCAATCATATCAGCTATTGTTGACGAAATGAAGAGAAAATTCTTGACCAAAACAGCAAGAACTCAAAAACAAACAATAGCGTTCTTTAGAGATCCATTCAAACTAGTACCAACAAACGATATCGCTGAAATGGCTGATAAGTTTACTAGAAATGAGATTCTTACTAAGAACGAATTTAGACAAATTATTGGATTTAAACCATCTGAAGATCCTAAGGCTGATAAGTTATTAAACAGTAATATTAGTCAACCAAATACGGGACCTGATATGGAACAACCAATACCTGAAGAAGGGTCTGCTCAACCTCCAGACCAAGAAGTTATCGAACAACCTCAAACAGAGAATGTCGACAACCTTTCAGAAGAAGATTACAGAAAAATGATTAGAGAGGAGGAAGCTAAAAATGGAATATGATTTTAGCGGATGGGCTACCAGAAATAATATTAAATGTTCTGATGGTAGAACCATAATGAAAGATGCGTTTAAACATAATGACGGTAGTAAAGTACCACTAGTATGGAACCATCGTCATGATGATCCTGAACAAGTGTTAGGTCATGCTGTATTAGAGAATAGAAACGAAGGTGTTTACGCTTATTGTAAATTCAATGATACACAAGCTGGTCAAACAGCCAAATCTTTAGTAATCAATGGAGATGTAGATCAATTATCTATTTATGCTAACAAACTAAAATCTCAAGCTAACAACGTTATTCATGGTGTTATTAGAGAAGTAAGTTTAGTTCTAGCAGGTGCTAATCCTGGAGCTTATATAGACTCAGTAATCGTTCATAGCGATGAATCTGGGGATGAAGAAGAAGGATTTATCTACACTGATGAATTTATAGATGTTGTACAACATTCCGCAGAAGAACCTGAAGAAGATAACACTGAAGAAGGAGGTGAAAACGTGAATACAGAACCAGAAACAGTAGAAACAGAAGAAGGAGGTACTGACATGGAAAAAGAAGAACTTACACATGCAGAAGAAAATAGTGAAAAAACTATTAAAGAAGTTTTCGACACTTTAAGTGAAGAACAAAAAGATGCTGTTTATGCTATTATCGGACAAGTTATGGAAGATAACGGTATAGGCGGTGATGATGAAGAAGAAGGAGAGGATAATATGAAACATAACGTATTTGAAAATGATAATCAAGAAGAAACTTTAATGCATTCAGAAATTGTAGCTGCTGCTATCGCTGATGCTAAGAAACATGGTTCAATGAGAGAAAGTTTCATGGAACATGCTGCAATCAATAATATCGATGATATCGAATTATTATTCCCAGATGCACACCCATTAAACTATGAACCAAAAATGATCGAAGAAGACAACAGTTGGGTTGCTAAGATCATGAAAGATGTAAAACATTCACCTTTCTCTAGAGTTAAAGCTACTTTCGGTAGATTAACAGAAGGACAAGCTAGAGCTAAAGGTTATATCAAAGGTAACAAGAAAACTAATATTAAATTAGCTGTATTAAATCGTGTTACTACACCTACAACAGTATACATCAAAAATGAAATCGATAGAGACGATGTTATCGATATTAAAGATTTCGATGTAGTTGCATGGCAAAAGAAAGAAATGAGAAAACAATTAGATAAAGAATTAGCTTTAGCTATGTTATTAGGTGACGGTAGAGATCCTAACGAAGTAGACAAAATCAATGAATTAAATATTCGTCCAGTATTAAACGACGATGAAATGTACACAATTCAATATGTAATTACTGAAGGTGTAGATTACAAAATCACTGAGGGTAGCTACTCTGAAAATGATGCTAAAATCAAAGGTATCATTCGTGGTGCTATTAAATCACGTAAAAATTACAAAGGATCTGGTAAACCAACATTCTATACTACAGAAGATTGTTTAAACGATTTATTATTATTAGAAGATCAAAATGGTAGAGCTCTTTACGACACAATCGAAAAATTAGCTACTGCTATGAGAGTTAAAGAAATCGTTACAATACCAGAAATGGAAAAATACACAGACATCTACGGTATTATCGTTAACATGAACGATTACCAAGCTGGTGCTGACAAAGGTGGTTCAGTTAATATGTTCGATGACTTCGACATTGACTACAACCAAATGAAATACTTAATGGAAACTAGAATGTCTGGTGCATTAATCCAACCTTACTCAGCTATAGTATTAAGAAAAACAGCTAAAACTGAAACTGAAGCTGAAGGTTAATAGATAGGAGAATCAAACAATGGCAAAATTTTATGGAGTCGTAGGCTACATTAAAACTGTGGAATATGAACCTGGTTGCTACGAAGAACAAACAATTGAACGTCATTATTATGGCGATCTACTTCGTAATACAAGTAGGTTTCAATCATCTGGCGGGGTTAATGACGATATTAACGTGTCTAACACTATTAGTATCGTAGCCGACCCATTTGCCAATGAGAATTTCCATCATATGCGATATGTCGAATTTATGGGTGCTAAATGGAAGATTACAAATGTCGAAGTTCAGTACCCTCGACTATTGTTATCTATAGGAGGTGTATACAATGGCGACCAGGCTTGATTTACAAAACAAACTTCAAGAGTTATTAGGTAGTAAACATGTATACTATCAACCTCCAGAAAGTTTAAAGATGGAGTATCCAGCAATTAGATACTCTAGAAGCGATATTGTTAGTAAACATGCAGATAACATGAATTACCACAACATTAATCGCTATGAAATTATCGTAATAGATAAACGACCAGATAATGAAGCGATTACAAAGATTTTAGAGTTGCCACTAACTTCTTTTGATCGCCATTATGTGGCTAATAATCTAAATCACGATGTAATAACAATATATTATTAAAGGAGGAATTATTTATATGACAAAACTTGTATGGGATAAATCTGGTGAAAGATTTTACGAAACTGGTGTAAATAAAGGTGTTCTTTATGTTCAAGAAGCAGGAGCTTATCCTAAAGGTGTTGCTTGGAATGGTTTAACAGCTGTTACAGAATCACCATCAGGAGCTGAAGCTACACCATTATATGCTGATAACATTAAATACTTAAACTTATTATCAGCTGAAGAATTCGGTGCAACTATCGAAGCTTATATGTACCCAGATGAATTTGCAGCTTGCAATGGTGAAGCAGCTTTAACAGAAGGTGTTGTAATCGGACAACAAGCTCGTAAAACATTTGGTATGTCTTATGTAACTAAAATTGGCAACGACGTTAACAACGATTTAGGTTACAAAATCCATTTAATTTATGGTGCAGTAGCAGCTCCATCTGAAAGAGCTTACGCTACAGTAAACGATAGCCCAGAAGCTATTACATTCTCTTGGGAAGTAACTACTACTCCAGTTGAAGTAGAAGGTATGAAACCAACAGCATGTGTAACTATCGACTCAACTAAAGTTAATGCTGATAAATTAGCTGCATTCGAAGCTATCTTATATGGTTCTGAAGAAACAGAAGCTAGATTACCTCTTCCAACAGAAGTAGCTCAATTATTATCTACTGAAGCTCAAGGGTAATCATACATACTTAGAAATTAGTTAAAAACAGGAAATTGGGGTTGTTTCAGCTCAAGCTGGCAACTCCTTTTTTTTATATTTGAAAGGAGAAAAATATTATGTTAAAAAAGACAATTAAATACACAGATTACAATGGAGTAGTGAGAGAAGAACAATTTATGTTTCATCTTACAAAAGCCGAACTTATGGAAATGGAAATGGGGACTACAGGAGGCTTAGCTGAACAAATTCAAAGAATCGTTGAATCACAAGATTCAGCATCAATCATAAAAATATTTAAAGACATTATCTTAAAAGCATATGGTGAAAAAAGTGCTGACGGAAAAAGATTCATTAAAATCAACGATGCTGGGGTTCCACTATCTGTAGGATTCTCACAAACTGAAGCTTATTCACAATTATTTATGGAATTAGCAACAGACGCTGATGCAGCTTCTAATTTTATCAAGGGAATTATACCAGCTGACATAGATATTTCTGATGAAAAAATTAAAGCTATAACTGAACAAAACAATCAATAGAATATTGGAGAATAAAGTATGTTAACAATAACTATACCTTCTAGAGAATTATACAATGATCAGACAGGTGAGTTTATTACAACCAAAAAACAGACTTTACAATTAGAACATTCTCTTGTATCACTTTCCAAGTGGGAATCGAAATGGTGTAAACCGTTTCTATCAAAGGAAGCAAAAACATTAGAAGAAACTATTGATTACATCAAATGTATGACAATAACACAAAACGTAGACCCGGATGTGTATAACTATTTAAGTAAAGCAAATGTGGAGGCTATTAATAATTACATTGAAGCTCCTATGACGGCTACTACGTTTCGTGAGAATATAAACAATGGTCGTGGTGGCGAAATTACGACATCAGAGCTTATTTATTATTGGATGATATCGTTTAATATTCCGATGGAGTGCCAAAAGTGGCATTTGAACCGGTTATTAACGCTTATACGAGTATGTAATGTTAAAAATGCTCCAGCTAAAAAGATGGGGAAACGTGACATTGCATCACAATATGCAGCAGTGAATGCCGCTCGTAGAAAGCAACTCAATTCAAAAGGATAAGTTAGAAGGAGAATAAAATGATAAGTTTCAGACAAAAGGGCGACTTCTCTAATTTAACTCGTTTTTTAGAGAAATCGAAAAATGGTGTCAATATACCAGGACTTGAACGATGCGCTCAAGAAGGCGTAAATGCCCTTGCGTCTGCGACACCAGTAGATACTGGCTTAACAGCCAAATCCTGGTATTACGAAATTAAAGAAGAAAAAGGATCGATTGTAATATCGTTCCATAATTCAAATGTACAAAATGGTGTCCCAATAGCCGTAATACTACAGTATGGGCATGGGACCGGTAATGGAGGTTGGGTGCAGGGTCGAGATTATATCAATCCTGCCATTCAACCAATATTCGATCAAATATTAAATAACGCATGGAAGGAGGTTAGAAAGTAAATGAGTACAGTAATTGATCAAAAAGTCGTTGAGATGAGATTTGATAATAGCCATTTCGAGAAGAATACAAAAGAATCAATGTCTACTCTCGAAAAGCTAAAAAGTAAGCTTAATTTGTCAGGCGCTTCTAAAGGTTTAGAGGACCTTAACAAATCAGCTAATAAAGTAAACATGAATGGTCTTTCTAGTGCGTTAGATACAGTTAATTCAAGATTTTCTGCTATGGAAGTAATAGGTGTTACAGCTTTAGCTAATATAACTAATTCGGCGGTAAATGCCGGTAAAAGAATGCTTAAAGCGTTAACCATAGATCCGGTAACTACTGGTTTTAGAGAGTATGAACTTAAGATGGATTCCGTAAAAACCATCATGGCTTCTACCGGAGAAGATATTGCCACAGTAAATAAATACTTGGAAGAATTGAACGAATATTCGGATCAAACTATATATTCGTTCTCAGACATGACACAAAACATAGGTAAGTTTACCAATGCTGGTGTAGGTCTAGAAGATGCTGTCATGGCGATCAAGGGTATAAGTAACGAAGCCGCTGTTTCAGGAGCTAACGCTAACGAAGCAGCCAGAGCGATGTATAACTTTGCTCAAGCTTTGTCGTCAGGTTATGTTAAACTTATTGACTGGAAATCTATTGAAAACGCCAACATGGCTACTGTTGAATTCAAACAAGAATTGATCGATTCGGCGGTTGCTCTTGGCACAGTTGTTGAAGTAGCAGATGGCATGTATGAAACACTTAGTGGTAAAACATTTAACGCTACACAAGGTTTCAATGATGTATTACAAGAACAATGGATGACTTCGGAGGTATTAGTCGAAACACTTAAACGTTATGCTGACGAAACTACTGATATAGGTAGAAAAGCAAAAGCGGCAGCTCAAGACGTTACTAAATTAACACAAGTATTCGATATCGCTAAGGAAGTAGCGCAATCAGGTTGGGCTAAAACCTGGGAATTAATATTTGGCGATCTAGAGCAAGCAAAGAAGATATTCACAAGATTTAGTGAAACCATAACAGACATTCAAATGTTTTTCATAGACATGAGAAATGATTTTCTAGAAGCAGTATTATCTGCTAATCCGTTTACATTAATGTTGAAAAAACTCGAAGACTCTAGTATTGGTACAGTAGCTAAAAAAGTAACCAATATATCTAAGAGTTTAGAGTATTATCAAACTATGGTAAACAAGGTATGGAACGGAGATTATCTAAATCAACCATACCGTTTTGGTATCTTAGCTAACGAAGGTCACGATTATAGAGTAATTCAAACACTGGTAGACCTTGGTTATAAACATAAAATAACAGTTGAAGAAGTAGCTGCAGCTGAAAAGCGATTCGGTTATACTGTCGAAGAAGTCGAAGAAGAAGTACAAAATTTATCTAATACTATAACAGAATTAACTGATGCTCAATTAAAAGAGATGGGTTTAACTGAAGATGAAATTGTACTATATCGTCAATTAGAGAAAGAGTCTAAACGAACTGGAAAATCAATAGATGAATTAGTAAAAGACATGCAAAAAACGCCAGGTCGTGTTTATTTGATGGACGCTTTAGCTAATTCAGGTAATGCAGTATTAAAAGTATTTAAAGCGATAGGTGAAGCATGGTCATATGTATATGAACCTATAAACCCTATACCTATTTATAATGCGTTAAAAGCATTCGAACATTTAACTAGCAAATTAGTTATGAGTGAAAAAACATTCGATAAAGTTGTAAGAACTTTAAGAGGTTTATTCTCAATTCTTGGTTTCATAACAGATATTATTGGTGGTGGTCTTAAAGTAGCATTTAAAATATTTAACGCGATCTTAAAGACTACATTTAAATTACTAGGTTTTTCAGTTGATAATATATTAGATTACACAGCAGCGATCGGTGACGCTATATATAATGCTCGTAAGTGGGTTAAGGAGCATAGCTTAATAAATAAAGCAATTGAAACTCTTGTTCCACTTGTTATTTCGGGTGTTAAAGCACTAGCTAGATGGATCGCTAACAATGAGCTTATACAAAAAGGATTAAATAAAGTTAAAAATACTTTATTAGCATTTAAAGATGCTTATTTGAAATGGTTTGAAGGTTTAAAACAAGCCGACAATATTCCTAAATACATATTAGAAGGTTTGGCTAATGGTTTATTGAATGGTGTTAAATTCATTATCAATATTATGAAAAATCTAGGTTCTATATTAATAGACACAATTTGTAAAGTGTTAGGTATACATTCACCATCTACAGTATTTATGGCTATAGGTGGATTTATAGTAGCCGGTTTACTATTTGGTCTTAAAGATAAAATACCTTTAGTATGGGATTTCATAAAGAAAGCCGGAACAACATGCGCTGACATATTAAAGAAAATAGACTTCGGTAAAATATTTGCTGCAGCTATAGGTATTGGAATGTTAGTAACATTATCAAAATTACTTGATTTCATGAATAATCTAACGGCTGGTTTCGCTGGTTTTGGTAGCATGATGGACGGTATTGGCGATGGTGTACGCGCGTTTGGTCAAGGATTAAAAGCTAAAATGGTCGGTGAATCTATCAAAAGTATAGCTATATCTATTGGTATATTAGCCGTTTCTATTTTGTTATTATCTAAAATAAGTCCTGGTGTTATGTGGAGTTGTGTAGGAGCTATCGTAGCAATGACCGCTGTTATTGGTGGTTTAGCATTAGCTGCCGGTTATATGGATAAAGGTAAATTGGGTGATTTTGGTAAATCATCATTATCACTAATCAGTATTGCTACATCATTGATCTTATTAGCATTCACTCTAAGAACATTGGGTAAAATGAGCATGAGCGAAATGGAAGTAGCTATAGTAGGTTTAACTGCTTTGATCTTAGCATTAGTGACAGTAATATTTGCCATGGGTACTTTAACTAATGATAAAGTTGTAGCCAATATAGATAAAGTAGGTAAAATGATTAAGAAAATATCTACCGCTTTATTAATGATGGTTATCGTAATAAAAATAGTATCATGGTTAGATCTTGGAGAAATAATTAAAGGCGGTCTATTTGTAGTTGCTTTTGGTGTAATGATAGCCTCTTTAATAAAGATAACTAAAACTAACGGAACACATGCTGACAAAATAGGTAAAATGTTATCTAAAATTTCATTTGCTCTATTAATATTGGTGGCAGTAGTTAAGTTAGCTGGAAATCTTAGTCTAAATGAATTACTTAAAGGATTAAGCTTCGTATTAGTACTTGGTATATTCATGAAAGCATTAATTAAATCCGCTAAATATTCCGGTTCTAACGCGGCTAAAGTCGGTTGGATGATGCTACTTTTATCTACATCATTATTAACAATTGTCGCTGTGATGAAGATCATGGGAAAAATGGATACTAATGATCTAACAAAAGGAACAGCTGCGATATTAGCGCTTGGCGTATTGATGAGAGCCTTAATTAAAATTACTGGTAGCGCAGGTACTGAATCTGTAAAAGCTGGCGCTATGCTATTAATGGTTGCTGGTACACTTCTTATTTTATCTGGTGTTATTTTCATATTAGGCAAAATGGATACATCTACAGTTGTCAAAGGTACAGCTACAGTAGTAGCGTTAGGTGTATTACTAAAAGCTCTTATAAAATCTACAGAAAACGCTCGTAACGTATTTAAGACAGTACTTGCTATAACAGCGGCTTTAGCTGTATTAGTTATATCATTGATAGCATTAAGTTTCATTAAATCAGATCGATTAATGAGTGCTGTAGTAAGTTTAACTATAGTAATGGGTGCTTTAGCAGCATTAATTGCGTCTGCTAAAAATATGAAAAGTCCAAAAGACTTATGGAAAACTCTAGGTCTTTTAGTTGGTGTAACAGCTTTACTAGCTTTAATAATTGTGGGAATGTGTGCTCTTAAACCAAAAGGAGCTGTATCTTCCGCTACTGCTTTATCGGTGTTATTAGTAGCTTTAGCGGCATCAATGAAAATATTAAGTACAGTTAATAGTAGCGCTATGTCAGCTATGGGAGCTATGGCAGTATTAGCTTTAATAGTTGGCGAATTAGGTTTAGTTTTAGGTTTATTACAATACTTAAATATAAAACCTTCGCTGGATACAGTAATAGCTTTATCTATAATGTTATTAACTATGTCTGGTGTATTAGCTATATTAAGTTCTATAGGTTTGGTAGCTTCAGCCGCATATCCGGCTATGGGCGCATTAGCTGTGTTAATAGTTGGTCTAGGAGCTTTATTAGTAGCTATTGGAGCTTTATCCGAATATTGGAAAGATATGGAGAAATTCCTAGACAAAGGAATACCTATACTTGAAAAGATAGGATATGCTTTAGGTTCTTTCTTCGGAAGTATTGTTGAAGGATTCACTAGTGCCGTAATGAACACTCTTCCAAAATTAGGATCATGTTTGACTAAATTTATGAATAACGCACAAGGATTTATTAATGGCGCTAAAAATATATCAGCTGATGTGTTGTTAGGCGTAGGCTATATTTCAGCCGCCGTTATTGCATTAGCAGCTGCTGATTTTATAGAATCTATATTATCGTTCTTTTCAATCGGTCTCGATTTTGTAGGTATGGGTACTAAATTATCTGAATTTATGGTTAATTTAGAAGACTTCTTAAGAATATCTAAAGATGTCGATCCAAATGCCATGAAAGGTGTAAAAGCGATAGCTGAAGCAGTATTAATATTAGCTAGTGCTGATATGTTGGATTCTATTGCTAGATTCATATCTTTCGGTAGCTCAAACCCATTATCAGATTTCGCTAAAGAAATACCACAACTTGGTACAGGTCTTAAAGATTTCATAAAGAATTTAGGTTCTTTCGGAAAGAAACAACTAGAAGCAGTTGACTATGCTTGTAAGGCTCTTGTTAAAATATCTGACGCTGCTGAGAAGATACCTGACAGCGGTGGTTTATGGGCTTTACTTGCCGGAGATAATAAACTAGGAGCATTCGCAAACCAATTCGATGATCTAGGTACAGGATTTAAAAACTTCATAACAAATATTGGTACTTTCGGCAAAAAACAATTCGAAACTGTGGATTATGCAGGGCAAGCTCTTGTCGCAATAGCTGATGCTGCTGACAATATACCTAATAGTGGTGGGTTCGTCTCTTTATTTACTGGAGATAATAATCTAGCAGCTTTCGCTAACGATGTAGGTTATCTAGGTACTGGATTACGCACTTTCATACGAAATATAGGAACATTTGACGATACTAGTTTAGCGACAGCACAAGCCGGAGCAAAAATATTGGTAAGTATAGCTGACGCAGTAGAACATATACCAGACCCTAAAGCATTCTTTAATTTCTGGGACACTGATAAATTACCATACGTGGCTGAAAACCTACCTATTTTAGGTGATGGTTTGAAGAAATTCATGAATAAAGTTAGTGGTTTCGGAGAAGATTCTATTGCGTCTATAAACGCGGCTGGTGCGGCTCTTAATGCTATATCTAACATAAGTAGTGCTAGTTTAACATTATCTATGACTGGCGCTGGTTTAAAAGGTTTCGGAGAAAAAGTAGTAGAATTTGTCGAAGCAGTATCGAGTATTACTTCCGAAAGCATAAAAACAGCTATGAGTAATATTAATACTATAAAAACTATGGCTACAACCATCGATTTAAACGATGCTTTATCAGTAGCTGGTTTAGGTGCTGGTCTTAAATCATTCGGTAAAACAATGGTTAAAGATTTCATTGAAATATTATCAGGAAATGATACTGCAACTCGAAAAAATATACAAGATTCTGTATCGTATTTATTCGGGTTAGTGAAAGCAGCGTTCTCTTCTAGTAATGAAGAGTTAATAAAAAATACAATACATACCACAGTGGCTTCTATCGTAGCTGCATTTAGTGGAATGTTCGATACGGCAACAATAGAATTAAATAAAGTTGCTACTGATCTAGCAGCTGTAAAAGACGCTTTCGTAGCTGAATTAACTAGTTATAAATTTAAAACAGATGTATATAATGCTGGTTATAATGCTGCAAAAGGTTTCTATAATGGTGTATGTGCTGCTAAAGAAGAGACAAGAAAAGCTGGAACTATATTAGGTTATTCGACTCTAGATGGTTTGACTAAATCTCTTGACGAGCATTCGCCATCTAAAGAAACTTACAAAATAGGTGATTACGCTGGGCAAGGTTTTATAAACGCATTGTCCGATAGTGTTAACAAAGTATACAAAACAAGTTCAATGGTAGGAGATACTGCACGTAAAGGATTAAGTAAAGCTGTATCTAAAATAGCAGATATAGTTAATACCGACATAGATTCACAACCAACAATAAGACCAGTTTTAGATTTAAGCGATGTTGAATCTGGAGCTGGTTATTTAAATTCTATGTTTAATAACCCATCTATCGGTGTTATGTCTAACTTAAATGCTATAAGTGCAGGAGTAAACTCTAGACTTCAAAATGGAGGAAATAGTGATGTAATTTCTGCTATAAACGAACTTAGCAAAAATCTAGGTAATGTTGGTGGAGACACATACAACATTAACGGTGTTACTTATGACGATGGAAGTAACATTACAAATGCTGTTCAAACTATTGTTAGAGCAGCTACAGTAGGAAGGAGGGTGTAATTTTTGGCATTAACAACATATACGGTTCAAAGAGGTGATTACCTTGTTAAAATTGCCAGCGGCGGTTGCGGTAAAGAAGTAGCCGCCAGCATAGCTGGTAGTACAGTAACTGAAAAAGTAAATACTCTGGTTAGGTTAAATAATATACCAAATCCGAATATTATTCATACTGGACAAGTATTAAAATTATCGAATGCTAGTAGTGCATCTGGTTCATCAAATAGCACTACTTCCAGTACAAAATCAAATGTGCCAGAAATAACAGCATTCGGTCTACAGTCAATGGATACTACAGGTAGGGCTATGTACGTGGCATGGTCCTACGAAGCATCCTATGTAGCAAAATATAAAGTCAGATGGTCTTATTTCGCAGAAAACAGATGGATATACGATCAAGATATCGAAACTGATGGCTACACAGAACCATTCTGTTATAGTGAATATTCTGCACCAGAAAAAGCATCTCAAGTAAAAGTTAGAGTATGCCCTATATCTTCTACAAAAGCTGATGGTACTCCTTATTTCAAAGATGAGCGTTGGTCGGCTGAAAAGATTTATAACTTCAGTGATAACCCGCCTTATCCGCCAAGCGAACCTGACGTAGAAATAGAAGATACCACACTTACAATAAGTATAAACAACATCGACGGTTATAAACTAAACGCCGAAGAAGTAGAATTTGAAATAATTAAAAACAATTCTGCGGTTGTTGGTGGACCACATATTGCTCCTATTAACATGGTTTCTAACTATGTATCATATATGTATACAGTAGAACCAGGAGGAGAATACAAGGTTCGTGCTCGATGTGTAAAAGGTTCTAGAGTCAGTGGATGGACTGATTTCTCAGAAAATGCTGGAACAAAACCATCTGCCCCAGGATCTATAATCACATGTAGAGCTAATTCTTATACTAATAATAAAGTTGGTGCATATTTAGAATGGGAAGCAGTTTCGAATGCTGAAACATATACAATTGAATATGCTACTAATAAAAACTACTTCGATGGTACTGATCAAACAACAAAAGTAACTGGTATAGAATTTAATCATTACGAAATATTGTCTCTTGAATTAGGTCAAGAATATTTCTTCAGAGTTCAAGCCGTAAATGATAACGGAGAATCCGATTGGACAGAGATCAAGTCTACTGCTTTGGGAACTACACCAGTAGCTCCTACTACTTGGTCTTCAACTACTACAGCCATAGTAGGCGAACCTTTAAACTTATATTGGGTTCATAACTCAGAAGATAATTCAAGCGAAACATATGCTGAATTACGTTTATATATCGATGGTGAATTACAATTACCAGACATCACGATCAAGAAATCAACCGAAGAAGATGAAAAAGATAGAACTAGTGTTTATGAATTAGACACAACAGAGTATCCAGAAGGAACACAAATAAAGTGGCAAGTTAGAACCGCTGGTGTAACAAAAGTATATGGAGATTGGTCTGTAGAAAGGATTATTGATATTTACGCTAAACCAACATTATCTTTAGCAGTAACTACTTTACCTGATGGTACAGGAGAAATTATTGATACTTTAAGAGCATTCCCATTCTATATTTATGGAATGCCAGGTCCTAAAACACAAGCTCCTATTGGATATCAATTAAAAATAACAGCTAATCAATCTTACGAAACAGTTAGCGAAGACGGTACAACCAAAATGGTTAATAAAGGCGATAACATATATTCTAAACATTTCGATATATCTACCGCATTATCAGTTGAAATGTCAGCCGATAATATAGATATACAAGCCAATGTTGAATATACGATTACTTGTATAGTAACTATGAACTCCGGTTTAACTGCTGAAACATCTCATAATTTCACAGCAGAATGGGACGATATCGCTTATTTATTAAACGCCACAGTTAGTATAAACAACGAGACATTAACCGCATCGATAACCCCATTCGGAGAAGATTCTAACGGTTCATTAGTAGATGATTTAACATTATCTGTTTATAGAAAAGAGTACGACGGTACACTTAAAGAAATAGCGAAGAATATACCTAATACTAACAGTATAACAGTTAGTGATCCGCATCCAGCATTAGACTATGCTCGTTATCGAATAATCGGTAAAACAGTATCTACTGGAGCTATTAGTTACTATGATATGCCCGGAATAAAAGTAGGCGGTAAAGCTGTTGTAATTCAATGGAATGAAGATTGGGTTAGTTTTGGTACAGGAGACGAATACGCTATAGAGAAACCAGCTTGGTCTGGATCAATGTTAGTAATACCATACAATATAGATGTTTCTGATTCTTATTCTGTTGATACAGAATTAGTGCAATATGTTGGACGTAAGTATCCTGTAGCATATTATGGAACACAATTAGGAGAAACCGCATCATGGAGTGTGGAAATACCTAAAGATGATAAAGAAACATTATACGCTATTCGCCGATTAGCTATATGGACTGGAGACGTTTATGTTAGAGAACCATCTGGAAAAGGATATTGGGCTAACATATCAGTGTCTTATAGTCAAACACATAATGAAGTAACTATTCCAGTTACATTTAATATAACTAGAGTGGAAGGAGGAATTTAATATGATAGATTGGACTAAATCAATGCAACAAACATTTGAATATTACATAGTTGATCCTGTTACTTGGGCGGACACAAAAAAGCTAGATAATATTAAATCTAGTTCTATATCTTGGGATTCAGAAGTTGAAACCCTTGGCTCAGCAAGTATTGATATAACAGAATCCGTCGGAGAATGTTACATTCGAATTTATATGATTGCAAGTCAAAATGGAGTAACACAAAAAATACCATTCGGCACATTCTTAGTCCAAACTCCTTCTTCTAGCTTTAATGGAAAAATCCGTAATGTATCCATGGATGCTTATACGCCATTATTAGAATTGAAAGAGAATCAACCGCCTATCGGTTACTCAGCGTTAAAAGACGAAAACATAATGGAAAAAGTATACATGATAACTAGAGAGAATTTAAGAGCGCCGGTTGTAGAAACTGTGTGCTCTGATACTCTTACTGGAGATTTCGTGGCTGAACCAGAAGAAAAATGGTTGACATATTTAAAAGATCTACTGGCTTTGGCTAAACATGAAATAGGTCTAGACGAAATGGGGCGTGTGTTATTTGCTCCTAAACAAGATCTAAAATCTCTTCAACCTGTATGGACTTTCAATGACGATAATAGTTCTATATTGTCGCCAGATATCACAATGCAACATGACTTGTACGGCATACCAAATGTTGTAGAAGTTATTTATTCTCGTGGTAAAGATTATTTCTACGCTAGAGTAGTGAATGACGATCCTAACAGTCCTATATCTACAATAAATCGTGGTAGAGAGATTGTTTATAGAGAAACAAACCCAGACATGGTTGGAACCCCGACACAAATGGAAATAGATGAGTATGCGAATAGATTACTTCGCGAAGTATCATCTATAGAATACACTATTTCTTACTCACATGGTTATTGTCCTGTACGTGTAGGAGATTGTATTAGATTAAATTATAAAAGCGCTGGTTTAATAGATATAAAAGCTAAAGTAATTAGCCAAAACATAACTTGCAAACCAGGTTGTACAGTTTCAGAAAAAGCTGTGTTTACTACAAATTTATGGAGGTGATAGGTAATGGCTTTGTCTAACGATTTAATATCACAATTTGTTAAAGCAACTAAAGATGATCAACAAGTAAAAACGGAAACAACCGTATACGGTACTATCGTTGTCGAAGACGATGTTGAATACGTACAAATCGATGGGTCAGATGCATTAACACCTATCTCTGCAACAACCGTAGTCAAAGACGGCGATAGAGTAATAGTTACAATTAAGAACCACTCAGCTACTGTAACAGGAAATTTAACCGATCCATCAGCTAGTAGTAATGTTGTAACTGATATTGGAAAAACAATAAATGAATTCGAAATAATAATAGCTGGTAAAGTTAGCACAGAACATTTCGAAGCGGAAATAGCTAGAATCGATAAATTAGTAACTGAAGAGTTTGAAGCAACAAATGCCGAAATAGAAACTCTAGAAGGTAAAGTAGCTAAAATCGATACCATAGAAGCTGATATAGTAGAAGTTAACAAAAAGATTACAGCTCATGAAGGTGAGTTCACAACAATTAAAGGCGATATAGCAGATTTCGAACACGCTACAGCCGAAAACTTTGAAGCAGTGGATGGTCGTTTTAATAATTTAGAATCAACATACGCTGAATTCGAAGAAACAACTACTAATAAACTTAATGCTAACGACGCTAGTATTAAGAAATTAGAAACCGATAAATTAGATACCGATACAGCCGATGTTAGATATGCAACAATAGATTTCTCAAACATTAACGAAGCGGCTGTTGAAAAATTATTCACTGAATCTGGTATTATCAAGGATTTAATAATGAGTGATGGTAAAGTAACCGGTGAATTAGTCGGTGTTACTATCAAAGGTGATTTAATCGAAGGTAATACAGTTAAAGCTGATAAATTAGTTATTCTAGGTGAAGACGGTATCTACTATAAATTAAATGTAGATGCTTTAGGAGAGACAGTAGCATCTTCTGACGAAAAGTATCAAAATGGATTAGATGGTTCAGTAATTATAGCTAAAAGTATAACCGCTGATAGAGTTGCCGTAGAGGATTTAGTTGCCTTCGGAGCTACTATTGGTGGTTTTCATATTACTGATAAAGCTATATATTCTGGCGCAAAAGCGTCAGCTACAAACACAACTAATGGCATATATCTAGACAAAGATGGTCAACTATCTGTTGGAGACTCAAATAATTACCTCAAATATTATAAAGATTCGAACGGCGCATATCATCTTGAAATATCGGCTAAGTCGATAAAATTAGGTGCAAGCAACAAAAGTGTCGAAGAATCACTAAACGAAACAAACAACCAAATAACCAATATTAATAATGATATAGCTGCCATTAATATTACTACTAATTCAATAACTCAAAGAATAGAAAGTGTCGAAGAAGAAATGAGTACCATAGTCTCACCAGACAACGTATATACTAAAACAGAAATCGACACAAAAATCGCAGAAATAAACGCTACTACAGATGGAATAACTCAAAGAGTTTCATCTACAGAACAAACTTTGACAACTACTACATCTACAGCTAACGCTGCTAAGACAGCTGCCGACGAAGCTAAGTCTGCAGCAGAAGATGCTGATAGTAAAGCCGAAGAAGCTAAAACCAAAGCTAACGCAGCTAGTACTACAGCTAATACAGCTAAATCAACCGCAGATGAAGCTAAAACTGCCGCTACTAATGCTGGTGCAACAGCTAGTGCAGCTTCTACAGCAGCAAGCGAAGCCAAGACAGCAGCTAGTAATGCTCAATCTACAGCTAGTGCTGCTAGCACTAAAGCGGATCAAGCTAGTACTACTGCGACTAATGCTAATAATAAAGTGGACAATCTTACTACAAGAGTAGAAGACGCTGAAGAAACTTTAGAGACTACTACAGCTACGGCTAATACAGCCAAATCAACAGCCGATACTGCTAAGTCAACAGCAGATCAGGCTAGTTCAACCGCTTCGACAGCTAAGACTACAGCCGACCAAGCAAAGAGCACAGCTACTACAGCAAGTACTACAGCTAACGAGGCTAAGACGGCTGCTAGCAACGCTCAAACTACAGCTAATACAGCAAATAGCACAGCTAATACCGCTAAGTCTACTGCTGAACAAGCACAATCTACGGCTAATGCAGCGAACACTGCGGCTGGTAATGCTCAAACTACGGCTAATGAAGCACAGACTGCTGTAGCAGATTTGACAGTCGAACATGAAGTAACTAAATCTCAAGTAGCAACACTTGAATCTAGAGCGGATAGTATATCGGCATCTGTTACTGAAGTAAAATCAGAAACAAAAGCTACATACGACGCTTTAGAATTACTTGATAAAGAAATGACATCATTATCTCAAACAGTTGAGACAAAAATGACTTCAGAAGAAGTTAACATAGCAATTAAGAAAGAATTAGATAATGGTGTAACAAAAGTAGAAACCAATACTGGTTTTAAACTTAATGATGATGGTTTAACGATCTCTAAATCAGGTAGTCAAATGACTACTAATATAAATGAAGACGGTATGACCATTAAAAAAGATGATGAAGAAGTATTAAATGCTGATAACACAGGTGTTACAGCGTACGATCTTCACGCCAAAACATATTTAATGATTGGCGAAACAAGTCGATTCGAAGATTACGAAAAGAACGGTAAAAAACGTACAGGATGCTTCTGGATCGGAGAATCAACAGTAACGGAAGGGGTGAGTGAATAATGGCTAAGACTTCAAGTATTACTTTGAAAACTAGTGCATATGGTGGACGTTATGTTCAAGCCGTGCTTACACAAACAAAGAATATAGAAACTAATAAAAATGAGATTAGATATGTTATATCGTCACTTGGTGGTACTTATAACTATTATGCAACAGGTCCTATAACATTAAGATATAGAAAAGTAAACTCAGATGGTACTTATGGATCATGGGTTACTTTAAAGACTATAGCTAGAGTTGATTATACAGGTCAAGCTTCACCAGCCTTTCCTTGTTCTAAGGGTAGTATTGCCGATACAACAGAAATAGAGGCGAATAACGACGGAACTTACACAATGGAAGTTTCATTAAGCGCGGCTATTTATGACTCAACCCAAAGAGTTACTACTAGTACTTGGGAAATGGAAGATATTCCAAGAGCAGCGGCAATATTAACTGCGGATAATTTTACAGACGAAGATAACCCAACAATCACATATAGCAACCCAGCAGGCAGTGTAGTCGACAGTGTACAAGTAGGTATACTAGACATCGATGGAGGTGTGCAATACGCTAAATATCGTGAAATATCTAAAACGGATTCTACATACACATTCGAATTAACAGATGAAGAACGAGCTGTTTTATTAGAGGCTATACAAGACGATACTGACAACAAACCTGGAGAAGTATATGTAAGGTTTTATATCAAAACATATATTAATGGCGAAATAGTAGATGAACCAAAATACTTACAAAGAATAGTTTCGGTAGCTAATGCTATACCGGAATTAAGCGTGTCAGCTACTGATGTTGGCGCGGCATCTACCGCTTTAACAAAAGATGGTAATACAATAATCAAAGGATTTAACTATATAACCGCATCCATGACACCTACCCTTAAAAAGGGTGCTACGATAGTTGACCAAAGTATTATTAATGGTAATACTATCGAAAACAAAGATTCTGCTATTTTCGAAAATGTTGATATAAACACTTTCATCTTTAGATTAACAGACTCATACGGTCAGACAGTCGAAAAGACCAAAACTATGAGTCTTGTTGAATATATTAAATTAACTTGTAATATTAAAGTTAATAATCCAACAGCAGATGGAGATTTAGCCTTTAGAATTAGCGGTAATTACTTTAATGACAAATTCGGTCAAAATGGAGTTAACAACACATTAACAATACAATACCGTCTTAAAGAAAATGACGGTAATTACAGTAATTGGATATCGGTTACTCCTACCATAACAGATAATACTTACACTGTTGCGGTTATACATTCGGATTTGAATTATCGTTCAGCCTACACTGTACAAGCCAGGGCGATCGATAAGATCCAAACAGCTGGTATAAATTCCGTAGAACGTAAAGTTAAATCGATTCCAATATTTGATTGGGGCGAAGAAGATTTCGCGTTCAATGTACCAGTTAACATCGATGGAGAATTAACAGTACAAGGCGATACGAATATTGACGGAAATTTCACAGTAAACGGCGAACCGTTGATATCTAATCAGGAAATATTAAATTTAGTGTATCCTGTTGGTTCGACATATATAAGCCAAAACAACGAGAATCCATCTAGTAAATTCGGCGGTACTTGGGAACAAATGAGGACTTTTTACGGTGGTGAATTAATAGCATTCGCTGCTGTTCAAGCTTCAGGCGGAACTAGTATCGCTAATACTACTGCTACTGGTTTTGGCGCAGCAGCTACTGGTACTAAAACACATAAAATAACAAATTATATTGATGGTATTTTATCAGCTGGTAATGGCGCAATAAAAGTACAGACCAAAGGTATTGTCGGTATGATAGACGCGAATATGTCGATATCTGGTTTAGGATCAGCGGCTGGCTGTAGAGGCATATGGTTTATGGGTAATAACAACGAATTACCAGCGAACGTAGATCTGTTACCAGGTAATGGTATGAACGGATTATATACTGGACCTTATGGTGCCAATTATGGTGGCGCAGCGCACGATTATATCTATAAAGTTGATACTGACGAAGACATAGAATTTTACGTGAATCCTAAATTTGAAGCGTATGGTAGCGCTATGCAATTATCGCAATCAGGTACTGGTTGTTTTTTATTAGTAAAAGCTTATGCTAGACATGGAACTAGCTATATGTGGAAAAGAATAAGTTAAGGAGGAAGATTAATGGACTTTAATACAATTAAAGCTTTAATCATTGATATAGGATTCCCGATTGTTTGCGTATTGACTATGGGGTACTTCATCTGGCGACTATACTTACAAAGTGTCGAAAGAGAAAAGATACTTTACGCACAACTCGATGAGAGTAGAGAAATCAATGCAAAAGCTATTGATACAATTGCACACTATGCAGAAAAGCTTGATATGATTCAACATGATGTCCAAGAAATTAAACAGGATGTCATGGCTTTAAGTAAAAGATAAAGGAGGAATTCAAAATGGATTTTAATATAATTTCAGAACATTTTGTTCTCTTAGTAATACTTGCTTGTTTAGTAGTAGGATATATTATTAAACATGCAACTTTCTTGAAATGGATCAAAAACGATAATATTCCTGTCATATTAGCTGTGTTTGGCGCAGTAATAAATATTTTCGTTAGCGGTCCATCATTGGAATCTGCAATATATGGATCTGTAATGGGTCTATGTTCTACAGGTTTACACCAAGCCTTTGGTGCTTACATTGAACGTTTTTCTAAATTAGGCAAGTAAAGAGAAAGAGGGTCGCTGGTTAAACACACCCTCTTCTTTTTTCGTTATGCGGTTTTATTCTTAGGCTTCTTGACTTTTGGGTTAGTGTCCTGCCATACGATTCTCATGCCTTATCACTCCTTTGTATTTCATGTGTATCATTGCGGTTGTATAAGTGAATCACCAACATGATACTCACCAAGATCGAAATAGAAACCCGACTACTTAAGAGTTATGTCGAGTATGAATTCTTTTTCATTTTCCCTGCTATAATCGATCTTTTCAATTATTTGTTTGAGATATATATTCTTTTCTTTTGCTTCTACAGAATCGTCCGTAAGAGCCTTTAAAGCATCTGATAAAAGTATTGTTTTTGTCTCAAGTTCTTCCTTCTCAGGTATAGTATTTTCTAGTTCAGATATCTGCTGTTTTATGTTTTCAATCTTCTCGTTATTTACTGTTTTTCTATCAACAAATTCATTGTTAGATATTTGTTCGTCCTCCCAAGCTTCGAATAGTTTAGATAATCTTTTCTGAGTTTTTAATAATTCTTTGTTTAAAGCGTCTATCTGTGATGCTATTGTATTTTTATTTACAGATGGTAAATCTTTCATCTGCATCTCAAAATCTTCTATATACAGTTTTAACCCATACGCAACAGCGTTTAAAACATCTGGTATAGATGCTGATTTAACTTTACATAATTTTGTATATTTATGTTGGTATCTTTCTTTAGTATTGTATTTACTGTTTTCATGAGTCGTGCGCCGCATTGGTGTATTGCATTTCTTACAATACAATAATCCAGCTAAAGGATTAGCTAATTTAGTATTCGATTTAGTACGGTCAATCGTGAATCGTTTACCAGCTTTCTCAAACATCTCTTCACTAACCAATGCATATTTCATATGTTTACCATCATATTCCATATATTGATCTGATATATTCCTTCTAGGTCGAATTCGTACTAATTCTCCATTCACCATAGTTTTTACAGCCATACGATTATTCCATCTAACTTTACCTTTATACACAGGATTAACCAAAAGATTATTGATAGTATGCTTAGACCATTCTTTCTCATCATGATATGTTGGTATACCCATAAGAGTTAACTTTTCAGCTATTTTACCAGTTGTCATATTTTCGTTAACAAACCAGTCGAAAATCATTTTCACAATAGGAGCCTCATCATCATTCGGAACCAGTGTACGAAGTTTCTTACCCTTTATAATATTGTATCCGTACGGTCTAGATGAACCCATGTAATTTCCTTCTACTACAGCTTGTTTTCTGCCTCTATCCATACGTTTATTGATCATCTTATATTCTCGTCTGGACATAAACAATTCGAATTCCATGTATTCTTCGTCTTCTGCAGAATGAGCTATGTCATATGTTTTTGTAGGAGTAATAACTAATATACCATTGTTATGGTTCGAATATTTCAAACAATCCATTATTATTTGAGCATCACCTTGGCTACCTCTGGACAAACGAGTTACCTCAATAACTATAATTCCTTTATATTTACCCTCATAACAATCTTTGATTAATTGTTGAATTTCAGGTCTAGCTTCAATGGTCTGACCAGATATTACTTCTTCATATATCTTCTCTACATAGTATCCTTTTCTAGCAGCCAAATCAGTTAATATTCTTCTATGTCTAGATAAAGTATCTTCATTATCTGATTGTTCAGCTTCTTCATCGGCACGAGACTTACGTAAGTATATTGCGTATTTATCTACGTGTCCTCTAATTCTATTATTTCTAGGACCATCGTTATCAAATAACTTCATACGTCTTTCCTCCTAATAACTATTTGATATACATCATACAATATATGATACCAATGTGCAATATATTTTAATCTAGATTAGAATAATGACATTTTATACAAAAAGTGTTATTGACCCGAATGCAATAAAAATGATAATTTATACACGCATCGATGCAATAAATTTAGGAGGAATGATACTTCAAAATGGAAATAAAATACAGCAATTCAGTTGTTCGTATTTATGGGAAAGTAGATAGAGAAAGAATAGAAAACGCTACTATAGCATTTATGAGAAAGGTACAAAGGAGTAAAGATAATGGGTACAACAATAAGACCAGAACTATCAAAGAAAAATAGATATTGGATAAGTAAAGCTAGATACTATGAACTAAAACATTTTTGCTTACAATATCCTGGTTGGAGAAAAGCATATTCAGAGTTGATTGAGTACGGGGCATCAATCTCTAGCATTAATAATGAATTTAGAAGTAATGAAATAAGCGACCCTACAGCTAAGATCGCTATGATGAAAATATATTGTATGGATCGAATTGAGATGATCGAAGAAGCTGTTTTAGAGACTGATAAGTATTTATTCAAATACATTCTCAAAGCTGTAACTGAAGGACACTCTTACACATATCTTAAAACTAGATTAGACATACCTTGTAGTAGAGATATGTATTATGACTGCTATAGGAAGTTCTTTTGGATTCTAAGTCAAAAACGACAATAACAACAAGGAGACCTTCGGGTCTCTTTTTTCGCGTAAAAAACAACGCCTATAGTGAGAGAAAGACTAGGGCGGTATGGCGACATATGGCGTAAAACCTAGAACGATAGATGGTAAGTAGTAGCTTACACTTTCTCTTTTATTTTCGCGTGAAAAACACTCTCTATAATGAAAGAGAGGTATTTATATGATAGGAAAAATATTAAAATTTATTATTAAGTTCATATTTACAATGTTAAGTTTAGGGATAGCATTAGGTTTATTCCCAATCACATATTTATTAATGGTGATATGGTATATTTATGTAATGATATCAACTAAACAAAATTTTGTTGAATTAATGAAAGAGACTAACAAAATGATAATAAATGATTTATTTAAACCTTATATGAACGCATTAATCGAATTATGGGAAGCTTAGTCTTCCTTTAAATTTTCGCGTAAAAAACACACGCTATAATGAGGAGAGTGAGTTATTTATATGATTAAGATATTGAATGTGGTTATATTTAGTTTAATTATGATAGCAGATATTACTGTAACATTATTCGCACATTTATTAGGATATGTATTTCTAATGTGTAACGAAATGGTGGGTAGTAAAAAATTTAAAACTGTTTTCATTAAGAATACTAGAAGTCTATTCATAAGTATTAAAATTACTTTAAAAGATTATAAAGAACTTGTAACTGTGAGTCTAAGATAACTTAGGCTTTTAGTTTTTCTTCGCTTAAATTACAAAGCCTATAATGAGAGGAGATGTATTATGAAAAGATTATTATATTTATTACTATTTATTATGGAGATGTTGTTAACTCCGATTTACTATGTAGTACATGTTGTTTATATGACATGCTATGGTATTAAATTAGGAGACAATATTATTCAAGCATTTAAAATTAGTAATGCAATATTCTTTACACAATTTGTAAACGGTTTAAGAGTATACAAATCTAGAATCTTTGGAGCTTAAGAAAACTTAGGCTCTTATCTTTTCATCACGTAGGTTACTAGTAATAATGATATTTTACTAAGGTGTACAGAAAGGGGTGAGACATGGGCTTAGTATTATTCATAGTAGGTTTTGTAGTGGGCGTAACATTCACTATGATATTTAGAAAAAAAGATAAAATCTATGGGGTGATCGAAGTAGATCACGAAACAGAAATGGTCAAATTTCATATATCAAGCTTCGAATTAGGAGACTACAAAACAAAGAAAGCCACTTTTAAAGTCAGTCACGATGCGACAATTTCGCGCGAAAAACAAGGGCTTTAATGGGGGTTATGTATGGTTAACTTATATTTTTAGGAGGTAGAACATGGACAAAATTAAGAAAACCTTATGGAACGATTACGACAAAGTTAGTAATCAAATCAATGACGTAACTGACGTCAATAACGACAAATACAAGTTGTTGTTAGAAGAAAGAGACAAAGTTCGAAACGAACTGATTAAGTTGGAGCAGACCAAGATTGAGGCTGATTTAAAGAAGCAACAATTGGAGACTGAAGTGAAAAATAAAGAAGCACAAATCAAGGCTGAAGACCAAAGAGAATCGGTTAGAAACAAAATAACTATTGGAACATTCTTAGTAACAACCGGTATTAGCGTTTATGCGATAATCAGAACGTTTAAGTTTGATGAAACTGGTACTGTAACGAGCACCTTAGGGAGGAACATCTTAACGAGTGCTATGCCAAAAATGTTTAAGAGATAGTACATACTCGAAGAAAGGTATCTTTTGTGATACTTTTCTTTTTATTTTTGGGGGAATTATGCGATATCATCATGAAAAACCAAAAGAATACAACTCTAATTATGGTGAAGTATACGTATGTAGTCATCCTGTGTATGATCGATGCACTTTATTCAAGATAGGTAATAAAGGATTGGCTGTGATTCAACAGAGATTCAACAGATCTACAAAGTCTACTATATGGACCGATATAGATCCTTGGTTGACCGACACATTATATTTACACGAGAACTTTAAGAAGTTTTTCGATGAACGATCTGGTGAATGTACGGACGGTTTATATCCGACAGTTACAATACGTCAGTTAATGTGGGGACTAAAAATGAAACCATTAAAAAGGGAACGATGGGAGACATGTTTTGATAGACGCAATATTTAATTTCGCGTGAAAAACACTCACTATAATGGAAAGATAATTATAGGAGGTAAACATGAAGAAATTTAATTGGGGTAAATTTATATTATTCACTGTAATAGGTGGTGTTATCACTTTTGTTATGGCGAGTATTATAAATACTTTCAAGAAACGCTGGAAATAATTATCCGCTTCAAAATGGAGGTTTTTAATAGCCTCTTTCATTTTCGCGTAATTTACACGCGCTATAATGAAGAAAGAGAGGTATAAGATTATGATATTATTTGGAATTTTAGCATTAACATTAATTATATTATTGACAATTGTTATCTTAACAACAAGTGTTATAGGAGCAGGAGCAATAATAGTATTTGGAGATGTTATAATATGTATCTTAATCCTTGTATGGATAATTAAGAAATTATTCTTCAAGAAAAAACGTAAATAGTGGTGTTTTATAACACTTCTATTTTTCTTTTTCTTCATTAAATAATAATTAAAGAAAGGAGATAATATGAACAGAACGCAATTATTTTTGAAGAGACATTCGTCTACGATACTTACATTTGCAGGTGCTACAGGGGTTGTAGCGACAGCTATATTATCAGCTAAAGCAACACCAAAAGCTTTAAGACTGATTGATGAAGCACAGAAAGAAAAAGGTTGCAAATTAACAACTATGGAAGCTGTAAAAGTAGCTTGGAAACCATATACGCCAGCATTACTTACAGGATTTTCTACTATGGCTTGTATCTTTGGAGCTAATTACTTAAGCATGAAGAGCCAAGCTTCGTTAATGTCAGCTTACGCTTTATTGAATAATTCATTTAACGAATACCAAAATAAAGTACAAGAGCTTGACGAAGGCAAAACAGACATTAATGTTAAACAAGAAGTAATTAAATCAAAATGGGATAATGATACTATGGTTCATGACGATAGAACATTATTCTATGATTACCAATCACAACAATTCTTTGAATCTGATATGAAAGATGTAATGCAAGCCGAATGTGAGTTCAAAGAAATACTTGACGAACGTGGGTATGCATGTATAAATGAATATTATGATTTATTGGGTATACCTCGTATGGAATATGGGTATCAATTAGGGTGGTTTTCAGTAGAAGACAACGATCCATATAACTGTCATGGACTAGAGTTCGATTACGAGAAGATTATGTTAAATAATAACCTAGAATGCTTTGTTATTACACCTAACATACCGGCTTCTTATGATTTTATTATATCTAGCTCTATGTATAAAATTTAGGGGTTTATTGAAAGGAGATGAAAAATATGAAAAATGTTAACACAGTTAAAGTTGTTAAAATGATTAGTTTAGCAGCAAGCATAATCGGAACATTCGCAACAGCTTGGGTGACTAAAAAAGAAAATGAATTAACATTAGCAAAATTAGTTGATGAACGTTTACAAAAACAAGGGGAGATCTAATTATGGATCTCTTTTTATTTTTGTACCAAAAGGAAGGAGAGTAGACTATGAATGCCAAAATAGCAAACGCTATTAACGCAACAAAGGGTTTTATGACTAAACATAGCCCTGAAATTCTTACTGGTATTGGTGTTACTGGTATGATTACCTCGACAGTATTAGCTGTCAAAGCTACACCAAAAGCTATGAAGTTAATAGAACAAGGAAAACTTGAACTTCAAAAAGAGAAATTAACACCTATAGAAACAGTCAAAATGGCATGGAAACCTTATATTCCAGCTGTTATTACAGGGGTAGTATCTGTTTCTTGTATTATTGGAGGTAGTACAGTTAACGCTAAACGTAATGCAGCTTTAGCAACAGCCTATACTATCTCAGAAAAAGCTCTAACCAAGTATAGAGACAAAGTAGTTGAAACTATTGGAGAAAGAAAAGAGAAAGAAATTAGAGAAAAAATAGCTCAAGATGATGTAAATAGTAATCCAGCATCTAATTCACAAATAGTTATTACATCAAAAGGTAATACTTTATGTATGGATTCTATTACAAGAAGATATTTTAGATCTGATATAGAAAATATTAAAAAAGTAGTTAACGATCTTAATAGAAAAATGCTTAGTGAAAATTATGTATCGTTAAACGATTTCTATTATGCTCTTAATTTAGAGGGTATAAAAACCGGAAGTCAAATAGGGTGGAATGTTAGTCAAGGGTTTATAGAGCTATACTATAGTGCAGCATTAGCTGAAAACGATGAACCATGTATAGTAATAGACTTCGAAACATCACCATATTATGATTTCGATAAATTCGCGTAAAAAACAAACACTATAATGGAGAAATAAGTTCTTCGATGAAATTAGAAAGGAAAGGGAAATTATCATGGCAAAGAACAAAGTTGAACAAGTAATTGAAACACCTGTAGTAGAGGTTTCAAATTCTAAAGGAGGAATGTTAACTAAATTAGTAGTTGGCGGTTTAGGAATCGCAGCTGCAGTTGGTACAGCATTATTCGTAAAGAATAAAAGAAAACACACTACAGATGAAGTAGAAACTTCAACAGATCAAAATGATAAAGAAAACAACTAAGATTTGATCAGAACATTATTCAAAGGGAGCGGTGTCTTATGACACTTCTCTTTTTGTTTTTGTTTAACTAATAGGGAAAGGAATATTAATATGAGTGAATATAGACCAAAAACTCAAAATGGGGAAGAAAGAAAAAAAGTAGAAAAAGTAGTAACCGGAACAGTAACTACAAGAAAGAAAAGCCCATTTCGTAAGTTAGCAGATGAGTTTATATCAGATGATGCTAAAAACGTAAAGTCTTATGTATTTGGGGAAGTACTTATTCCAGCTATTAAGAAAGCTATATCAGATATTGTTACAGATGGTATTGATATGATTCTTTATGGTGGAACAAGAAAAGGCGGTAAACGATCAACAGCAGATCGTGTATCATATAGAAACTATTACGATGGTAGTAGACCAGTCAGAGATGACAGACGTACTTCTACACCATATTCATACGACGACATCGTTCTTGAATCTAGAGGGGAAGCTGAAGATGTTCTAGCAAGAATGGATGAACTAATTGAAGCTTATGGGTTAGTACGTGTTGCTGATCTATATGACTTAGTAGGTATTACAGGAAACTATACAGATAATAGTTACGGATGGACAAATATTCGTAATGCTGAAATAGTTCGTGTTAGAGATGGTTATGTTATTAAAATGCCTAGAGCAATAGCCATTGAAAGATAATTCAAAATAGAAAAGGAGAATAAATTATGAAACAGGAAATAATGACAAAAACAACGAGATTTCTTAGTAGAGCAGGGTTACATGTTAAAAAACATAGCCCTGAAATATTTATGGTAGCTGGTATTGCTGGTACTATAGCTAGTACAGTAATGGCTTGTAAAGCTACACCAAAAGCAACTCAATTATTAGAAGAAGCTAGAGAAGAAAGAGAAGCTATTCACCAAGTTGCTGCAAACAACGACGAATATACAGAAAGAGATTTACAACAAGCATTAACTATATCATACGCACAAACAGGAGCTAAATTATTAAAAATATATGGACCAGCTTTAGCACTTGGAACAGTATCAATTGCTAGTATTTTATATGGACACAATATTCTAAAGAAAAGAAATATCGCATTAGCGGCTGCGTACGCTGCGGTAGATAAAGGATTCAAAGACTACCGTAAGAATGTAGTAGAACGTTTTGGCGACGAAACAGATAAAGAACTTCGTTATAATATTAAAGCCGAAGAATTTAAAAACGAAACAATTGACGAAAATGGTAAAAAGAAAGTAACTAAAGAAACAGTAAATGTAGTTAACAACAACGATGTTAGTGTGTATGCAAGATTCTTTGATGAATTATGTCCAGATTATCAAAAGGATGCTGAATGGAATCTAATGTATTTGAGAAAACAACAAGAATACGCAAATGAAAAATTACGTGCAAAAGGACACTTATTCTTAAATGAAGTGTATGATAGTTTAGGAATTCCTAGATCCAGAGAAGGTCAAACAGTGGGATGGGTTTACGATAAGAAGAAAGATACTTACGTAGACTTTGGAATTTATAATATTAACAGAGCGTCTAATCGTGAATTCGTAAATGGTTATGAACGCAGTATATTATTAGATTTTAATGTTGATGGAGACATTCTTAATTTAATATAGAAAGATAAAAAGGAGGTATAATATATGAAAAATGTGATCATGTTCGCATTGGGGGCAGCTACAGGTTCAGTAATTACTTGGAAACTTGTAGAGAAAAAATATAAGAAAATAGCAGATGAAGAAATAGCGTCTGTGGTAGAAAGATTTAAAAATAGAGAAAAAGAAGAAACGGAACAACATACTGAATTAGTAAGAGAATTCTTAGAAGATGAATTTGTTCCAGAAGAAAATGATGATGCTGAAGAGTTACAAGAAGAAGTAGAAAAATTAGGGTATTTCTATAGTGACGAAGGTGTAACATTAGACAAATACACAGTGAAGGTAGATAATGGAGAAGAATTTGTAGCTCCATATATTATCGCACCAAAAGAATATGGTGAAAAAGACGACTATGATATTAAATCATGGGAATATTATTCAAACGGTGTATTGTTAGATGAGACAGGGGAAATCGTGGGTAATCCAGGAGATATAATTGGTAATGCTCTAGATCATTTCGGCGATTACGATGATGATTCCGTATATGTTAGAAATGAAAACATTGAATGTGACTATGAAATCTTAAAATTAGAAAAAAACTTTGATGTGGACGATATTTAATGACTGAATTCAGAAACGAAACTAAAGAAGAATATTTCAATTGGTTATATGACTATGTTTGTAAAGGAAGAGCATACAATAAAACATCTTATAAAAAGTTATTTATGTATTTACATCAAGTAGAATTTACGTTCTTTATAAGAAATGATATTAATAGAGCCGCAGATGGCGCCGATTTAAGATATCGTTTCGCTACATATCGTACTGATAATCCGGACTTTCAAGAGGATATTTTATATGTTCTTGACGGTCCTTGTAGCGTTTTAGAAATGATAATAGCATTAGCTATTCGTTGTGAAACCGCAATAATGGATAACACACAATATGGAGATCGAACAAGTCAATGGTTCTGGAGTATGTTAACTAATCTAGGAATGGCATATATGGATGATGATAGATTTGATGAAAGAGATGCAGATGATATTATATGTACTTTCTTAGATAGAAGATACGAGCCAGACGGCAAAGGAGGATTGTTCTGGATAAGGAATTGTCCGGACGATTTGAGACAATTGGAGATATGGACTCAACTTTGCTGGTATCTTGATAATTTTACATAATTAGGAGGGTAAACATGATAAAAATATTTAACACAAATAAAAACGAGGAGTTGAAGTCGAAAGGAGAATAAAGGATATGGTAGACTTTTTATGCATAGCAACACGCTCTACCAAAAATGGTGTTGAAGTATATCCTAAATTTCGACTATACCCAAAATCTCAAGATTTAATGATCAGAGGTGGAGACTTCTACGCAGTATGGATAGATGAACTTGGTTTGTGGTCTACAAATGAAGACGACGCTCTATCTATAATTGATTCAGAGTTAACTAAGGAAGCTGAAATGATTCGTAAAAAAGATCCTGAAGTTAAAGTAAATGTATTATATACATGGGATTCTACATCTGGATCAATTGATGCGTGGCATAAGTATTGTCAAAGACAAAAGAGAGATTCGTATGAAATGTTAGATGAAACATTGATATTTTCGAACACTGTAACCACTAAGAAGGATTACGCAAGTAAAAAGCTTTCGTATCCACTTGAAAAAGGTAGTATTGCAGCATATGACAAACTTATCTCTACTTTATATTCTGAAGAAGAAAGACATAAACTTGAATGGGCGATAGGCTCTATAGTTACAGGGGACTCAAAACATTTACAAAAGTTCTTAGTATTATATGGTGCTGCAGGAACTGGTAAATCAACAATCTTAAATATTGTCCAACAATTATTCGAGGGTTATTATTCGGTATTTGATGCTAAAGCATTGGGTTCGGCTAATAACTCTTTTGCGTTGGAAGCATTTAAGAGTAATCCGCTTGTAGCAATACAGCACGATGGTGATTTGTCAAGGATCGAAGATAACACTAGACTTAATAGTTTAGTTTCACACGAACTTATGACTGTTAACGAAAAGTTTAAATCAACATACGCTACAAGATTCAAATGTTTATTATTTATGGGTACAAATAAACCTGTAAAGATTACAGATGGTAAATCTGGTTTAATCCGAAGATTAATTGATGTGCATCCATCTGGAAATAAATTAAGCGCTTCAGAGTATAAGAAAACAGTTAAACAAATAGACTTCGAATTAGGAGCCATAGCTTGGCATTGTAGAGAGGTATATTTGGAAAATCCGAACGCTTATGATCATTACACACCTACTTCAATGATGGGTGCGTCAAACGACTTCTATAACTTCGTACAGGATGCTTATCATATATTTAAGAAGGAAGACGGAACAACCTTAAAAGCGGCATGGGAAATGTATAAAACATATTGTGATGACGCTAAGGTTCCATATCCACTCCCACAAAGAGCATTTAAAGAAGAGTTAAAAAACTACTTTAAAGAATACAATGATAGGTTTAATTCTGAAGACGGAGCTAGACTTAGAAGTTATTATAGTGGATTTAAGACTGATATTTTCAATCCAGAAAAAAGCGCGGGGGTAAAAATTGAGAAAACAAATCCAATTTCAATAGAGTTCGAAGAACAAGAATCAATATTCGATAAAGAATGTATGGATTGTCCTGCTCAATATGCATCTGCAAAAGAAACACCAAGTAAGAAATGGGACGATGTAACTACCACATTAAAAGATATTGATACATCTAAAGTGCACTACGTCAAAATACCTGAAAATCATATCGTAATTGATTTCGATATTAAAGACGATGATGGCAATAAATCTTTTGAGAAGAATGTGGAAGCCGCTAGTAAATTTCCGGCTACGTACGCCGAATTATCTAAGAGTGGTAATGGTATACATCTACATTATATTTACAATGGGGATATCACTAAACTAAGTAGAGTTTATGCTGATAGTATAGAAATAAAGGTATTCACAGGAAAGAGTTCTCTACGTAGGAGATTAACTAAATGTAATAATCTACCTATAACTACAATTAGCTCAGGATTACCTATGAAAGGAGAGAAGAAGATGGTAAGCGCTAATACGCTGAAAAGCGAAAAAGGGCTTAGACAAATGATTCGTAGAAATCTTGAAAAAGAATTCCATCCTGGTACTAAGCCTAGCATCGATTTTATCTATAAGATACTAGAAGATGCTTACGAACAAGGAATGAAATATGATATTTCTGATATGAAAAACGAAATATACGCTTTCGCTATTAACAGTACTAATCAATCTGAGTACTGTGTTAAATTAGTCGGTCAAATGCATTTTAAATCAGATGAACCGTCAGATTCGGTGGAAGCAGGAAAAGATCACATTATATTTTGGGACTGTGAAGTATTTCCTAACTTGTTCTTAGTCAACTATAAACTACAAGGTAAAGAAAATAAGATTGTAAGAATGATCAATCCAACACCTACCGATGTAGAAGAGTTGATACATTATAAATTAATAGGGTTTAACTGTCGTAGATACGATAACCATATCTTATACGCAAGATTAATGGGATATTCTAACGAACAGTTATATAACTTATCTCAAAGAATTATTAACGGAGATAAGAACGCATTCTTCGGTGAAGCATACAACTTATCGTACACTGATATTTACGACTTTGCTTCAGCTGGTAATAAGAAATCCTTAAAGAAACTTGAAATCGAAATGGGTATTCACCATAAGGAATTAGGATTACCATGGGATCAACCTGTACCAGAAGAAAAATGGGTTGAAGTAGCTGAGTATTGTGATAATGACGTTATCGCTACAGAAGCTGCATTTGAATATTTATCAGCGGATTGGACTGCTAGACAAATTCTAGCGGACTTAGCTGGTATGACAGTTAATGATACTACAAATACATTAACTACAAGATTTATATTTGGTAGCAATAGAAAACCACAAGGACAATTCTGTTATCGTGATATGGCGCAACCAGTATTTGATTTAGATCCAGAGGTTAAGAAGTTCTTAAAAGAAGCTTGCCCAGAGATGATGTCTCAAAAGCATGGGGAAGCTAAGAGTTTACTTCCATATTTCCCTGGATACACATTTGAAGGTGGTAAATCTATATATCGTGGGGAAGAAGTAGGAGAAGGTGGTTACGTATACGCTGAACCTGGTATCCATACAAATGTAGCGTTATTGGACGTAGCTTCGATGCATCCTCACAGTTTAATTGCCGAATGTTTATTTGGACCAGAGTTCACCAGACGTTTCAAGGAAATTGTTGATGGTCGTGTAAATATTAAACATGAAGCTTGGGATATTGTAAATAATATGTTAGGTGGAATATTGACACCATATGTTCAAAAGGTTATTAATGGCGAAATGAGAACTAAAGACCTTGCGAATGCATTAAAAACAGCAATCAACTCTGTATATGGTTTAACATCAGCTAACTTTGATAATCCATTCAGAGATGTTCGTAATAAAGATAATATTGTTGCTAAACGTGGAGCACTATTCATGATTGATCTAAAACATGAGGTGCAAAAACGTGGGTTCACTGTAGCACATATTAAAACAGACTCTATCAAGATTCCGAACGCTACACCTGAAATTATTCAGTTTGTTATGGAATTTGGTAAGAAGTATGGTTACGAATTCGAACATGAGGCTACATACGAAAAGATGTGCCTTGTAAACGATGCTGTTTATATTGCTAAATATGAAGGAGGAGAATGGACAGCTACTGGAACACAATTCGCTGTACCATATGTATTCAAAACATTATTTAGCAAAGAAGCTATTACATTTGATGACTTATGTGAAACTAAATCTGTTAAATCCGCTATATATTTAGACATGAACGAAGTATTACCAGATGTAACAGCTGAAGAAAAAGAATTGGATAAATACGAAAAACAATTCAAGAAACAACTTATATCTGAAGGTGAGTATAAAACAGCTCATGATAGATTAGATCCTAAGATCGCTGAAGGACACGACTACAAGTTTGTAGGAAAGGTTGGTAACTTCTGCCCTATCATACCTGGTAAAGGCGGAGGAGAATTAGTCAGAGATCAAAATGGTAAGTTCTACAATGTAGCTGGTTCATCAGGATATAGATGGTTAGAATCAGAATTAGTAAGAGGGGTTAATGAAGAATTCATTGACAGATCATATTATGATGCTTTAGTAGATGCTGCGGTAGATACTATATCTCAATATGGTGATTTTGAAATGTTTGCTTCAGACGATCCTTACATGCAATAATACTCGCGTGAAAAACACCTTCTATAATGAAGGAGATGATAGTAATGAAACAAAGAGAATTTGAAGTTAGATTTAAAAATGAATATTATCATATTGTTAGAAATGTAATCAATAATTATTATGATTATAAGATTTTTGGAAGAGCCAAAGGTAAAGGTATTTTCAAAAGTAATATTATCGTAAAACAAGATGGTGATTATACTAACATATGGTTCAAATGTAAATCTAATGAATTATCACTAGAACTTTGTAGAAGAGTATTACATGATTTAGAGAAATTCAAAATTATTACAATCGTTAAGGAGTCTTAATAAGGCTCTTTAATTTTCGCGTGAAAAACACCTTCTATAATGGAAAGGGTGTTGGTATCTATGATGATATTAGGATTATGTATTTTAGGATGTATCGTGTATTACACAATTGTTAAATATGTAGAGTACAGATATTTCAAAGAATACATATCATTAGTAAGGAAAGATATACAAAATCTTAACTTAAAGGAGTCTGAATAAGACTCTTATTTTTCGCGCAAAAAACACCTTCTATAATGAGAGAAGGAGGTATTAAATATGAGATTTAAATGTAATGCGATTAAATTTAATAAAGGCGTTAACTGGTTTGGCGTATCAATTGGTGGTATAGGTAAAAAAGGGGAACGACAATTGAATTTACAATTTGATTTGTTTAAATACGCAGTAATATTTAGTATACAACAAAAAGGATTAAAGTTTAGTAAAGAGTCTTAATTAAGGCTCTTTAAATTTCGCGTAATTTACATCCTCTATAATGAAGAAATAGGAGGAAAATTATGAGTATTTTAGTAGCAATTATCGTTGGAAGTGTATTAGGAGTAGTGTTAGCAAACATAGCTGACAAATTCGATACAGATTTAAACGAAGCAATAAATCAATAATTTAATAAAACATAATTGACACAGTGATCAACATTGTGTCTTTTATTTTTTATATAGGAAAGGGGAAAGAGAAATGTTAAAACAAGGATTCAAAATATTTGTTTGTGCAATCATCTGGACAGCTGGATGTAAAGTATGTCTAGATTATATGAACAAAAAACAAAATGAAAAAGCTAATTAATATTTATATTTGAAAGGAGAGAAAAAAATATGAAAGAATATGGAAAATTAATATTAGCAGTAGTAGGTATAGCTGTAGCAGGTAATACTATTAGCACAGCATTAAAATACAAATTTCTAAAAGATGCTATGAAGTATGAAGTTCAAATGACAAATGCAACAAAATAATTGAAAAGGAGATAGAAAGATTTATGAGAGTTAATTTTAGAGGAAATATTTTAGAAATAAGTGATGCAAGAATTATTTATAGAAACTTTGCAGGTGTAGGAAGCAAGTTCAACAGAGAAGGAGATAGAAACTTCGCTGTTATTATTCCTAATGAAGAAATCAAAGATATGTTATTAGAAGCTGGATGGAATGTAAAAATTAAAGAAGCTCGTGACGAGTTTGAAGATCCATTTATGTTCTTACCAGTTAAGGTTAAATTTAATGACAGAGGACCTGGAGCTTATGTTAGATCTGGTTCATCTGTAACAAGATTAAACGAAGAAACAGTAGCTATGCTAGATGAAATTGATATTGCTAGCGTAGATATGGATCTTAGACCATACGATTGGGAAGTAAATGGTAAGACTGGTAGAACAGCATATTTACAATCAATCGATGTAATGCAAAATGTAGACAGATTCGGTGCTAAATATATCGAAGAAGGTCTATTAGATTAATTTATATTTTAAGCAGGTGCTATGATAGTGGGGCTCATAGTTAAATGAGGCGTAAATGAGGAACTAACAGCCTGCTTATATTATTTTTATTAACAGGGGGTATTAATAGGGGGTACTTTATTTTATGAAAAGGGAGATTTTAAAGTATGAACAAAGAACAATTAATAAATGTTAGTAAAAATATGGTAAAAGAATATTTCAACAGGTATATCGATAAAGAACATTCCATAACCGAAGATGATATTGAAGTAGCAGGATTCAAAAACAATTCAGCCACATTATGGTTACTATTATCAGTACCATCTTCAGATATGAAGTTGAAATATGAGGTTTCTTATAGTAAGAAAACAGGACAACTTCACACAGGTATCCTAGGAAAAGATAAAGGTGAAGATGCTGCTTTCAAAAGACTTATTATAAGACACTTTGAAAATTTAAAACAAGAAAATAAATAATATCGAAAGAAGGTGAACAATTGTCATCTAAGAAAACACCATTCTTATACGATTATCAAATGGATGCCGTAAATAATATGAGAAACGGCTGTATACTTAATGGAGGGGTTGGTTCTGGTAAGTCTAGAACCTCCCTTTATTATTATTTTAAAGAACAAGGTGGAAGTATAGATCCTGATTATATTCCTATGAAGAATCCTAAGGATCTATATATTATCACCACAGCTAGAAAAAGAGACACTCTTGAATGGGAGGGTGAACTAGCTCATTTCTTACTATCTACGGATATAGAAAAAAATGAAATGTACCATAATAAAATTATAGTAGATAGTTGGAATAACATAAAGAAGTATCAAGATGTAACAAATGCGTTCTTTATATTTGACGAGCAAAGAGTAGTAGGTTATGGAGCCTGGACAAAAAGCTTCTTAAAAATAGCTAAGTATAATGATTGGATATTGTTATCAGCGACACCAGGTGACACTTGGAGTGATTATATTCCGGTATTTATAGCTAATGGTTTCTACAAGAATAAAACAGAGTTTTGTAGAGAACATATAGTTTATTCGAGATTTAGTAAATATCCTAAGATCGATAGATTTATAAATACTGGACGATTAATTAGTTTGAGAAATAGAATCCTGATTGATATGGATTTTAGCAGACAAACTATAGCTCATCATGAGGATGTGTACGTACGATACGATACCGTAAAATATAAAGATGCTATGAGAACTAGATGGGACCCATATAAAAATGAGCCTATTCAACAAGCAAGTGGTCTTTGTTATGTTTTACGAAGAATAGTTAACGAAGCTGAATATAGACAAGTAGCTCTTCTGGAGTTATTAGAAAAAACACCAAAAGCTATTATATTTTACAACTTCGATTACGAATTAGATATATTAATGAATCTACAGGTGGGCAACGATGTACAGGTAGCTCAATGGAATGGACATAAACATCAACCAGTACCCGACTCGGATAGATGGATATATTTGGTTCAATACACTGCTGGAGCTGAAGGATGGAATTGTATTAAAACAGACACAATTATATTCTACAGTCAAAACTATTCTTATAAAATTATGCAGCAGTCTTCAGGGAGAATAGATAGATTAAATACCCCATTCAAAGATTTATATTACTATCATTTGAAGAGTAGAAGTGGTATTGATCTAGCGATATCAAAAGCCTTAAGTGAAAAGAAACAATTTAACGAAAACAAATGGGTTAAATGGTAATGATATTTCGCGTAAAAAGCATCTCCTATAGTGAAGGAGAGTGAATTAAAAATGGGTAAAAAATTTTATAAAACATTGATCAGAAAGGATCATATTTTAGGTGAAAATCTATATGTAATAGGAAGAGTATCTGGAATAGGTTTTATGTTATGTGGTAAAGACGGAACTTACGCACATATGAAAAACGATAAAGGAGAAATCTTAGTACATTATTGCACACTTAGACAATATAGAAAATTTGAGAATGTTATTAGAAAACATTATCCAGATTTATGTAAATTCTATTATAAACTAGAGATCTAACAGGGTCTCTAATATTTTTAGAAAGGAGATAACTTGGAAGGAGTGAACTGATGAAAAATATTGAAAGGATCTTTAATTTAGGTCATGAGTGGTAAGAGACCTAATTCCAAGGGGATCAAACAACAATTGTTTTTGAAGTGTGGGAGAGTAGATATGTATAGCATGGAGAAGTATGCAAAAGAAAAATTACAGCTACATCACGATCCTCCATTTAGAAAAACAAAGCATACAGTTTATGAAGAAAGTTATTTATTATCGCAAGAGAACCATGTGGAGTTACATAAATTAGAATTAGACGATCATGAAGAATACGATCGCCGCATGGAAATAATAAGAGAGAATAAAAAGATATTAGAATTAAGAAAGAAATAAAAGGAGAACAATTATGAGTCTAATAATTAAAGAAGGTGCACCATATAGACAACATAAATGTCGTAAATGTGAAACTATGTTTATTTATCACATATATGACGATGATTGGGATGGTCATATAAGATGTCCGGAGTGTAAAAATCGTGTAAATATTAACAAGCTTAAACGTGATAAAAAACTTACTAAAAAAGAATATGAAGAATTGGAGAAACTTCATGGAGAAGAAACCAACAATAGTTAGAAATTATAAAGGTCTTCTAGATGCTATGGAGCAACGACGTAGAAATATTGGGGTAACAAGAGAATTCTACTATTGGTTGGCTGATAACATCAAATTCGAAAGAGAAGATCGAAAAGCAAAAACACCTACAGCTTATCTGTATGGTATGAAAATTTATATTCAAGAAGATTAGAAAGAGATAAGGGTGAATTATGACAAAGTTAATAACTATAGATTATGAAGAATATGAAGATCTAAAAAGATATAAGGAATTATTTGAAGAGAATTGGGAAGTTGAAACAGCACCTAATCATGCGTCTCGTACATTTAAGAAAAGAATAAGATGTAAAAAATTATTTGATTTCTTAGCTGATGATACTACTGACGAGATCTGGTTAGTTCGACAAAATAAAGATCCTCGTGAAGGTGAAACATGGTAAGAATATCGCCTCATAAATACATTGCACGTTGTGCGGATAGTCAACACGCTACTGATATTTTGAGAGAGGTTCGAACTAGATCTAAAAAATGGGAAGAAAACTTAGGAGCTGCTAATGCTGTAAAAGTCAATGGAGTCGATAAGACTATTATATTTGGTAAGGACTTAATACAGTTAGCTTGGGAAGATAAACATTTTGTAGGTAGAAGAAGTTATAGAGAAATTAAACCAGTTACTATCTATAGATATATGAATTATTTAGATAAAATTACAGGGGTTGAAGAAGGGAGATAAAATGAAACATACATATGAATATTGTTTTGAAAAAGCTGTAGAACATATAAATGATAAATTAAGAAACGATCCAAGAGTTAGACATTGGTCTTGTTGGTCTACAAATAATAAAGATTTTATAATACTTCAAATAAAATTCGTACTAGATTTCAACATTAGAACATTAATAAGATTAGATAATGAAAATATTGATTCTATGCTGAACCACATTAATTATGAGTTAACTAATATATTTAGACAATTCGCTGAAGTGACTCATACGGAGGGGTATTATGAGAAAAATAAATAATTGGACTGATTATAACAAATTAGTTAAAGAAGAAACATATAATGTAGCTAAGATTGAAGATACTTATATTTATCAATTAGAAACTGAATTTGTTATGAATAAAGATGACTTTAAATTTTTCAATGTAACAGCCGAGGATCTAGAACTTTCGCCAGAAGAACAAGAAAAATTTGATTTATATATTAGGGGGCTATGGAAAAGACAGAAAGGTGATTTAGATGGAAGATAAACAATATATAACAATAGAGTTAGAAGAGTATAAAGAGTTATTGATAATTAAAGGTAAGTACGAACAATTAGCTAGTTCGATACCTACATACACATATCCAAAAATTACTTGGCGTGGTGACACAGGTTTTAAAGAAATAGATCCTGGATTCTACACAGCTGGTTTTTGTCAAGTTGACAACAGAGCTGAATGCGAAGTTCAAGAGGGATAATATAAGGAGGAATGATTATGGAAATAATCGATAAAATTGTAGACTTTACATATTGTGAGTCTTGTGAACACAAAGATACTAAAGATTATTTAGACCCCTGTCATGATTGTTTAAATAATCCTGTAAATACTAATTCGGTAAGACCGGTTAGATACAAAGAAAAAGAAAAGAAAGAAACTAAGAAAAGTAAATAAAGAATAAAAAGGAGATTAATTATGAAATTTAAAGAAGAAATGATATTTAGAGAATACAAAGATAGAAGTTTTGTGAATGCAGAAACATTAAAAGGAGAAATAAACAAAAAATATCCTGGAGTAGATGCATTCAAATTATATGTAAGAATATTAAATTATCAAGTTAATAAATATGGAAAACAATTAAAACATGGAGTAGAAAGATTTAATAAATAGTTAGGGGGAATTTATGTTAATTGTATGTTTAATATTATGTATTGTATGTGTGGTTGTGGCTTGTTGGGCTGAGTACGATCACGAATGGGTATCGATTTTATTTGGTACATTAGCTGGTGTATCATTTATAGCTATATTTGTTATGAGTATATTTATTATAGGTACTTATGCGGAAGGTTATACAGCTAAACATAAAATAGAAATGTATCAAGAAGAAAATACAAAAATTGAAACTCAAATTAATGTGTTAGTAAAAGAATACATGAATTATGAACAAGAGACTTTCGCTGAATTTAAATCTGAAAGTACAATGACATTAGTGTCTTTATTTCCAGAGTTAAAGAGCGATGAATTAGTTCAACAACAAATGAAAGTTTATGTTGAAAACAATAATAAAATAAAAGCGTTAAAAGAGAGTTTAATCGATTTAAAATTAGCCAAATGGTTATTATATTTTGGTAAATAGTAAGGAGGATATTATGGAAGATTACACTTTAACAAAAGATGAAATGGAAGAATTATTCGGTGACATAGTAACAATATCATCTGAAGAATTCGACGAATTAGAAGAAGCAGGGTTAGAAATAGATTGCACACCAGAAATGGAAGAAGAATTATCTAACGGAAAAGGTGAAGAAAATGAGTAATTCTAAATTAGTTAATGTTTATGTACCAGCACACACTGGAAACTACACAAAAGGTAGAAGTGGAAGAACAATTCAAGCGATCACAATTCATCATATGGGTGGTGTAGGATCTGCTGAAAGTTGTGGAAGGATATTTCAAGCAGCTGGAAGATTTGGTTCAAGTCACTACGGAATTGGTAATGACGGAAGAATTGGTCAATATGTAGATGAAGCAAATACAGCTTGGACAAACTCAAATTGGGATTCAAACTGTAAATCTGTAACTATCGAAACATCAAACTCTGTATATGGAGGAACTTGGGCAGTTAGTGATAGAGCTTTAAACAGCTTAATTAAATTAGTAGCAGATATTGCTAAGAGAAACAATTTAGGGACTTTGGTCAAAGGTAAAAATGTGACATGGCATTCTATGTTTGCAGCTACCTCTTGTCCAGGTCCTTATTTGTTAGCAAAGATGGATTATATTATAGCAGAAGCTAATAAAATAAATAATCCTGCTGAACAACCAGATAGCGAAACATATCCAGGTGTTTATCCAAACTTAGGCGCTAAAGGATATTTAGGTTATGGAGACAAAGGAGTTGATGTAGTTAGACTACAAGACTTATTAAACTGGTGCTTAGGTACAAACTTGGCTAAGGACGGATCATTCGGACCAGCTACTTTAGAAGTGGTTAAGAAATACCAAGCTACTTATGGTTTAACTGTAGATGGATATTTTGGTCCAGCTTGTTTAGCTAAGGCTAAGACAATTAAGAAAGATGTATTAACTACATATCCAGGCGAATTCCCTGTGTTACCAGGTAGAGGAGCATTTATGTATGGTGATAAAGGAATTCAAGTAGGAAGATTACAAGAATTATTAAACTGGTGTAGTGACACTAACTTAATGATAGATAATTCATTTGGTCCAGCAACATTAGCAGCTGTTAAAAAATATCAACAACAATATGGATTAACAGTTGATGGATTCTTTGGACCAGCTTGTTTAACTAAGGCTAAGACAATAAAAAAATAAAAAAAAGGAGATGATTTTAATGGGTTATGAAGAAAATAGAGTAGATTATAGAGATCTTACTTTAGAATTATGTGATGACATCGGAGAACAATTCGAAATGTATTGTGACGGAGATAACGAAGTTGTAGTAGTTTATCTACCAATCGAGGAATAACATTTATATTCAAGGGGTTATTAAAGGAGCTTAAAATGAAAAAAGAAAAGGAATATGTAGCCCAGATCGAGGAGTTACATAAGGAACTGTACAGACGTCAGTTACGTATTGAAAATCTATTAATGGATAATAAAGAATTAATGGACGAAAATAAAAAGATCAAAGCTAAAAATAATAGATTGATGATAAAGAAAAAGAAAAACAAATTGATATCTCAGCTTATTGAGTTATGTAGAAGAAAGGGTGAGAATAATGGATAGTTCTGATTGGAGTTTAGCTTTATGCTTAATATTATGGGGCGTATGGTGTTATGGGTTCGGTTATACGAGCGGTACGCCAGACGACATAGATAATGGTTGTTTGGTTTATAACGATAAGATTTATTGTGAGGAGGTAGCTAAATAATGACAGATAATTTGTCAATTGAATTACTGGAATGTGTAGCAATATTCCTATTTGGGGTAATAATAGGTTTATGGGTTGGTTTACCAGATAAATCAGACACCAATACTAGTTGTTATGAAATAAACAATAAGATTTATTGTGAGGAGGTGAGTGAATAATGCATCCAATAGCACAATTTATCTTGATATTTGTAGGTGAAATAATAGTAGCTTGCTGGGGGTTAGCTTACATAGGTATGAAATACGGTTCTAACAATAAAAAGAATAAGAAAGATAATAAATAGTGGACGTTTTAGAGAACATTAAACAATCTGTAGCTTTACTCAAGGAAATAGAAGAATACTACGAAGATCTAAATGGGGAAAATGGGTTGATATCTACTTGCGATAGAAAAATAGATTATTGGGAACACTACTTAGAACTTGAGCCTTTGAAAGTTACAGAAGTATATAACATATCTAGAGAAATAAAGAACCAAAGAATACTTAGAAGACAATACAAAAATGATGCTGAATTAATAAGGATATTTAAAGAGAACGAAGCTAAAATGCAAAACGCTTCTAATCGTGATATTTTGTTAGTTCAGGTATGTAAAGCTAAAACTAAACAAGATAAAGCTAAATACTCTTATAGCGCTTATACAGATGAAGAAAGAGATACTATATTAAATAGAAAGAAACCTGAGCCGGTTACTCAAATAGGGTTTCTTAATCCAGACGCTGAAGGTTTAATATATAAGAAAGAGGATTTAGTGGATTCATTTATATTTGCGGATAAAATTAGAATAGCTGATAAAGATGGAAAAACTCTTATGACACTTGATTCGGAAGGAATAGAAACAAAAGAGATAAGAGTGACACAATAATGGGTCTTTAGTACTAAAAATCCGCGCGATAAACATCTCCTATTATGGAAAGAAGAAAGGAGACGATCTTATGCTAACAAACTATGAGTTAATAGCGATGTATGAAGCAATCGAGAAACCAGAGGAGGAAAAACACAAAAGCCTTTGTAGAGCCTACGACATTATAAAAAGAGATGAAAATCCAAACGTAAATGTCTGGGAGACAATGGCGGACGAGTTACAAATCTCTGTACTTGAGTGGCGTATATACTATGCTATCTCAATAAGAGTCATAAGAGGCGAATTAAAAATGAGGGGTCTGAGCTAAATGCTTGGACTCTTTTTTTATTTGTTGAAAGGGGACTGATATTTATGGATGGGAGTTACTTTATAAATATTTATGATACAACAACTAAGAAAACATGGACAGAGAATTTCGAGAGTTATTATCTGTTCAGAAAACGAATGATTAAATTAAAACATAGTAAAAAATTAATGGTTACTAGCAGTAGTAATCTAGAGGGGTGAAGTATGGAAATTAAAGAGAGAATGTATGTAAGAACTAAAGATGGGAGAATAGGAAAAGTTGTAGATGTTTTTTCGATGATTATGGATGTAGATTTAGATCAAAAAGAAAAAAGATATGTTTTAGATAGTTCTAATGTTTATTGTTATTGCGAAGAAGATATTAAAAAAAGTAGTCATAACATAATGGACCTAATAGAAATAGGAGATTATGTTAATGGTGAAAAAGTCATGTTAAATAATGATGGTAATATTAAAATAGGAACAACGCGTGACAATATAGTCTTTAATAATGAAAAATTTATCAAAACAATAGTAACAAAAGAACAATTTGAAAGTATGAGTTATAAAGTGGGTGAAGTATGTATTGGATAATGGAATACGATGAAAAAACAAACAAAATAGTTAGAGACGAAGCTACAGAAGAAGATAGCCGTAGATCCTATTATTTTATTAATGGGAATGATCATACGAGTGGTACAGGTGTGATTGATAAGACTCGTGAGAAGTGTATTGATATTTTATTAAAAGAGTTACGATCTGATATTAGAAGAGTTCGTAAGGAATTAAAAGAAAAACAAAGATTATACGATGAACTAGAGGATAGTTTAAATTAGGTGATTAGATGACATGGTTTGAAATAAAAGATGCGTCCGGATACGAGGTTAGCGATCGTGGGGAAGTTCGTAACAGTAAAACAAGAAGGGTTTTAAAACCATATTTAGATCGTCCGGGCGGTAATCAGAAAGTGTTTATAGGGGGTAAACATAGATATATCTCAAGACTGGTGGCTGATAATTTCTTTGCATGTGGGGTGAAAGACGATGAAATTATTGTGCATAGGGATGGGAATCGTTCGAATAACTGTGCTAAGAACTTGAAAGTCGAGAAAAAAATTCCCCGCAGATCAGTGGAAAATGGGTGAAAATAGGGTAAAAAGCGCAGTGTACGGACGGTTTCTGCCCACTTTTATTTGGGCAAATGTGGTCTCTGCCCACTTTTATACCCATTTTAGGGGTTTTTTTCCCCGCAGGTAAAAGGTAACATTTTGGCTAGATAACTGAAAAAAGGTCAAAAAAGGTGCGGGGAAAAAAGGGTCAAAAAAGGGGTGTTTTTGAGACAAAAGTGTCCACAAGCCCACTTTTTTTTGAAAAGTGTCCAGCTGGAAACCCTTGAAATATAAGGGTAAACGCCGTTTTTGCCCACTTGCCCACTTTTATTCTATTATTATTAAAAAAATTTAATTTTACATACTAAAGTATGTGATAAAAAAGTTACATACTAAAGTGTGTATTTTCCAAAAAAATTAATAATATAGCAGAAAAAGTGGGTTTTTGTCCACAGACTGATATTTAGAAAGGAGAAACACTAATGGATGAAAATTTATGGCAATATGTAATGAGCTTCAATCCTTTTCTCACAGAGGATGACGTTGAGGATATTATAGAACTTAACGAATGGGATTTGTTGATTGTGTTAAAGGATGGAAGAAAAATTCTTTACGATAGATTTACAAAGTATCATAGAGTACTTTCTTATAATGCTGAAGAATTAAGTGATGAACAAGAGATTAGAGAATTTAAAACTAATCTAAGAAATATGATGAACAGAAAGTTTATAAGTCAAGATGAGCTTGCAAGTCGTATTGGTTCGTCTCAACAAATGGTTAGTAGATATATTAGTGGTGATGCGATGCCTAATTCGCTAACTCTAAGAAAAATAGCAAGAGTGTTAGGTTGTTCTATGGATGATCTATTTTATAAACATTATTAAGCGTCGCGTAAAAAACATGTCCTTTTATAGAGGAAAGAAGAAAAGTATTAAGGGCGGTGACTGTCGGTCATACCCTTTTGGCTTTTTCTCGATGGAAGGGTGAAACATAAATGAAATTAGAAAGAGACTATCAATCTAAATTGAAAAAGAAATTAAAAGCACGATACGAAGATTGTATTGTTGCAAAAATGGATTCAGGTGATATTCAAGGTATTCCGGATCTTTTAGTTTTACACAAAAACAAATGGGGAACGTTGGAGTGTAAGAAAAGTGCTAAAGAAAAGAAACAACCTAATCAAGAATATTACGTTGATCAAATGAATAATATGTCTTTTTCTAGATTTATATTTCCAGAGAATGAAGAAGAAGTGTTAAAGGAACTAGACGAGTTCTTTAATACCGATTAGAAAGGAGATAAGAATGATATTTAACAAACATACTAATCTTGAAGGACTTCATGCACCATTCGGCGCTAGTAAATCTAGTTGGTTAAGATACAGCGATCAAAAAGCTGTTGAGACTTTCCATAACTTGAAAGCTAAAGAAATGGGAACTAGATTACACGAATGGGCTAAGAATACAATAGATTTAGGTATCAAGCAACCTCGTTCTAAGAAAACCATCTACGCATACATCAACGATGCTATTGGTTTTAAGATGAACACTGAGGTTGTTTTATTTTATTCTGAATACTTTTTTGGTACAGCTGATACCATTTCATTCAGAAATAATTTTCTTAGAATTCATGATTTAAAAACAGGATCAACTCCTGCAAAAATGGAACAGCTATTAATTTATGCTGCTCTATTTTGTTTAGAGTACAAAATCAAACCAGGTGAGATTGAAATTGAATTAAGACTTTATCAAAATGATGATATTGTTATTCACAATCCTACAGCTGATGAAATCCTACCAATCATGGATAGAATTGTACATTTAAACAAAATATTAGAAGATGCAGAAAGGAGGATCTAATCATGAATGATATTGTTAATGAAATAGCATCTTATATCGGTCAAGCCGATTTAAATGATGAAGAGTTCATACAACATTATGGAATGCCAAGACGTAGTGGTCGTTATCCTTGGGGTAGTGGTAAAGATGATTATCAACATTCTATAGATTTTCTAGGTAGAATTGAAAAGCTTAGAAAAGAAGGTTGGTCTGAAACACCAGAAAATATTAAAAACACTTTTGGTATGTCAGTAAAAGAATATCGTATGGAGAAATCACTTGCTAATAATGAAAGACAAATACATAGAATTAGCACAGCTAGAGCTCTAAAAGAAGACGGATTGAACAATACTGATATTGGTAAAAAGATGGGTGTTAATGAATCAACTATCAGAGGTTGGTTTGAACAAGAAGAAAAAGCTAAGATTTATCAATCTAAAGAAACCGCAGAATTTCTGAAACAAAGATTAAAAGAGTTGCCAGAAGGTAAAAAGATGCTTGATGTAGGTTCTGAAGTTGAAAGAGAATTAAATGTATCTAGAGAAAAACTAGACACAGCTTTATACATTCTTGAAAGTCAAGGTTACAATATTCATGGTGGTCGTGTACCACAACCTACTAACAAAAATCAGATGACCACTATAAAAGCACTTTGTGAAAAAGATGTACCAAGTAGTGCAATTTATAATTTTGATCAAATTCAAACTATAAAAGATTATATTACTAGAGATGGCGGAGATTCTTATGAAAAGAAATTTCACTATCCTGCTAGTTTGGATTCTAAAAGATTAAAAGTATTATTAGCTGATGATATTGGAACCGATGGAAGACCATCTAAAGAAAAGGATGGTATTATAGAACTTCGTAGAGGTGTCGATGATTTATCTCTTGGCGAATCTAGATATTCTCAAGTTCGTATATTAGTAGATGGAAAACATTACTTAAAAGGTATGGCTGTTTATTCAGATAATATGCCTGATGGAGTTGATGTTGTATATAACACATCTAAAACAAGTTATGATAAAGCCATGAAGAAAATTAAAAATGATCCAGATAATCCATTTGGTTCAACTATAAAAGACGCTGAACAAGGTGGACAATACTGGTACACGGACCCTAAAACAGGCAAAAAGAAATTGGGTTTAATAAATAAAGCAAGAGATGAAGGAGATTGGTCTGAATGGGCTGATGCTTTACCTTCACAATTCTTAGCTAAACAATCTAAACAATTAGCTAAAAAACAATTAGATTTAGCTAAGGCTGACAAAGAAGCTGAATTTGATGAGATAATGGCATTAAATAATCCGACTATAAAGAAACATTACTTAGAGAAATTCGCTAGTGAATGTGATTCAGCAGCTGTAAGTTTAAAAGCAGCAGCTTTACCAGGACAAAAGTATCACGTAATAATACCTATTAATGACATGGGTGAAGATAAGGTTTATGCACCAAACTACAAAGACGGAACTAAGTTAGCTTTAGTAAGATATCCGCATGGTGGAACATTCGAAATTCCAATTCTTACTGTAGATAATAAAAATGCTACAGCTAGAAGAATATTAGGAACAGACGTTATGGATGCCATTGGTATTACTTCTAAAGTTGCTGAACGTTTATCTGGCGCTGACTTTGATGGTGATACTGTTATGTGTATTCCAACACATGATAGAAAAGGTAGAGTTAAGATTACAAACCAAGATGAACTACCTGGTTTAAAAGGTTTCGATAATAAAGCTAAGTATGGATACGATGAAAAGAAAGTAGATCCAGATGGAACTGAACATTATTATCGTGCTGGTAAAGAATTTAAAGTTATGAAGAATACCAATACACAAATGGGTATAATTTCTAACTTAATAACAGACATGACTTTAGCTGGAGCTAGTAATGATGAATTAGCAGCGGCTGTAAGACATTCGATGGTTGTTATTGATGCTGAAAAACATAAATTAGATTACAAGAAAAGTTACATAGATAACAACATAGCTACATTACAAAGAAAGTATCAACCTAAGTTTGATGAAGATGGAAATGTAATAGGTGGCGGCGGAGCTTCTACAATAATCTCTAGAGCTAAAGGACAACAAACTGTTCTAAAGAGAAGAGGAGAAGCTAAGATAAACACTAAAGGTAAGAAGTGGTATGATCCAAACAAACCTGAAGGATCTTTAATCTATACTACTGCTGACGACAAAGATGTTTATTATGCTGATAGCACATATAACAAAAAGACTGGGAAGAAAACTGTCATAACTACTAGTGGTAAAAAGATTACCTATGATATGAATAGTAAAACTGATAGAGAAAAATACGAACCAGTTATGAAGAAAGACCCAAAAACAGGTGAAGTATACTATACAAATAAAGATGGCAGCATTAAATATAGAACAAAAGCTCGTACAATAAACAGCACTCGTATGGCTGAGACTGATGATGCCATGACCCTAGTATCTAGTAGTAGACACCCCATGGAGATGTTATATGCCGATTATGCTAATAGTATGAAAGCTATGGCTAATAGAGCTAGAAAAGAGATCATATCTACCGGTAATCTAGAATCTAATCCTAGTGCTAAGAAAATATATGCTAAGGAGGTATCATCACTAGAAGTTAAACTAAATGATGCCCTAAAAAATAGTGTTAGAGAAAGAACAGCTGTAAGATTAGCTAGTTCAGAGATAAAAAGAAAGAAAGAAGCCGACCCAGATATGACTCCAGGTGACTTAAAGAAAGTGTCACAAAGATCATTATCTAAATTTAGAACCGAAGTTGGCTCAGTTTCAAGAAGAGATCGTGCTATTAAGATCACTGATCGTGAATGGGAAGCTATTCAAGCTGGTGCAATAAGTGAAAACAAATTAAAGAAGATCTTAAACAATTCAGATCCTTCAACACTTCGTGAAAGAGCGATGCCAAAAGCATCTAATTCATTAAGTACCGCACAGGTTAATCGAATTAAACGTTTAAGTGATTCTAATTTCACTTTATCTCAAATTGCTGAGAAGATGGGTGTATCACCTACGACGGTATCTAAGTATTTGAAAGGAGAAGGATAGTAATGGCAAAAAGAGTTAACATTACAACAATCGATAATCCGTATAATCCTTTCACTGATTATGTTTCTTGGTTCATGTTTGACATTGAAAAAGGTTATTATACAAGTTCAAAGATTGCAAGATTGACTAATTTAACTGACGATATGACTGAAAAAGAGGAAGCAGAGGAAGTTGAAAGAGCAATTGACGAATTAATCAAGATTGATCCACTAGATTTATACATTAAAGTACTGGAAGATGAGTAAAAGCATAGGGGAGGGGGTCTAAAAAACACACCCCCTACCGTCAT